CCTGATTTCATCGACCGGCGTGCACGCTTTGTCTACGAGGGCGACTTCGAATCCGCCGACGGTCCGGTCAAGGTTACGGCCGATCACCTGACGAAACTCGCCCAGGCCTATAACAGCCGTTGGGGGAAGCTGAAGCGCCTCGCCTCGGGCGAGGTCCCGATCGGAGCGAACCCGCCGATCCAGCTCGATCATACGAGATCCGCCCAGGACACCGTCGGCCGGCTGAACGGCGAACTGTCTGTCGATGACTTCACCGACGACGACGGAAAGACGAAGAAAGCCCTTTACGGGAATCTTAGATTTCTCGGTAAAGAGAACGTCGAGAAAGTCATGGACGGCCGCTGGCATAACCTTTCGATCGGTGCCGACTTCGATACCGCAAAACTCTACGAGATGACCGTTACCCCATTCCCTGCCGCTGAAAACGCTTCCATGATGAAAGCCAAGGACGATTCCAAGCCAAAGGATAAAAAACCCATGTTCATTCTCATGAAAAAACGCGCCGAGAAATATTTCAAGCTGACGAAGAAAATGTCTGACGAGGACACAGAGAAAGAACTGAAGCGCCTGGAGGAAGCGGAGGACGAGGAGGAGCTTAAAAAACTCGCCAAGGAGATGGACGATGAAGATGAAAAGAAAGATAAGGATAAGAAAGAGAAAGACGAGAAACTTGCGGCGGGCCGTGGCAGTATCACGCAGCTCTCGAATGATTTTCGGACTACACTTAACGGAGCGCAGCTTAAGGCGCGCACGGCCAGCCTCTATCAGCGCCTTTCCGGCCTTCGCGCCTCCGGAAAAATCACGCCGGCTGAAATCAAAAAACTGAACGTGAAGGATCTCGCAGGAAAGCCTGATGACACCGTGACCTCGGTCCTGAAATCGTACGAGGACCGTCAGCCCGTTATCATGGTCGGGCAGATCGGAAGCATGCGAACGCTGACGCATGAAGAAATCATGGCCAAGTATAAACGTGTCGAATATAAGGGCCAGCCTATCACTGAACTGCAGGCCCGAAGCCTTATGAATCATGGACGCATGAGCAAAGACGACTATAAAAAACTCGAGGCGAAATTCGCAGCCATGAACGGCGACGAAACTGGCGACGATGACGTCGTGAATATTCACGTCGACACCGATCCGCACGCTGATTATGCCGCCATGGAATCCGAGTACGGCGAGATCTGCTCGCTGATCGACGGCGGCAATGGAGCTGCAGCCAAGGAAGCGCTGAAAAAACTCATGGAGCGCTTCAAGTCCCGCGGCGGCTACGGCATGTCGGAACCAGCCATGCATGAAAATTCAGGGAATGAATTGGCAGCGCTTCAAACGGATATCGTGGAACTGACGAAAAAATTCGACGAAGCCATCGGGCTGGCCCAAAGCCTTGCCGCGGCTGGCGTGTAACCCTTATCAAGCAAGGCTTTAACCAACCAAGGAAGGTGTATTATGGGAAACATCGACGCAGGTTTTAAAGGTGAGATCACTCGTTACGATCAGCCGCTCGTCATCGCTTCGAATCGCGCGTCGGCGATTCTGCTCGGCGTTCGTCTGCGCTGGCAGGCCGGCGGATATCCTTCGGGCACTGTGCTGGCGCGGAATACGACCGACGGCCTCTATCAGGCTTATGCGAGCGGGGGCGCTTCGGGAACTGGAACCGCAGCATGTATTCTGTGGACCGGCAGAAAGCCCGAAGACTTCGACGGAACGGCAGCGACCTCCTCGACGGTGTCCCAGGGTATTTTCGGCGGCTGCACAGTCTATAAGGATCGGCTGACAGGCTATGACGCAGCCGCCCTTACAGCACTCAAAGGCACAGAGATTATCGACGCCAGTGGAACGTCACTCATTAAATTCTAAAAGCCGTTGGCTTTTTCATTCAATCAACCCTCATTAGGAGTTTTCTGAAATGGCTAACGAGTTTTTCACGGACGAATACACCGCGGTAAATCAGAAAATCGTGCAGGAGGTCGTGAACGATCCCGACACCTATCTCGGCAGTAAATACCTGCCGTCCGTCACCGTCCCTGCGCGTAAAATCCGGACTGAAGTCATCGAGGCCACGGGCGGGCTGACGAATGAGCACGTGATCGGAACCGATCCGAAATACATCCAGTCCTTCGGCTGGCGCGTGCAGGAGTATCTGCCTCCTGCCTATAAGGAAACGATCCTCTATGACGAGGAGAAAATCCTGTTTCTTCGGGAACTGGGGAAAAACGATCCGTCTCGCAGAGGCATTACCGACTACATGGACAAGTCCATTAAGCAGCTGAATCGGCGCCTCGAGGCGCGTATCGAGCTGCTCCGCTGGCAGACCATCTTTAATGGCGGAATCTCATACCTTGGAAAAACCCTGAGTTTTGGGATTCCGTCAGCCAACCGCGCCGTCCCTATCGGCGCCCTTTGGTCACTGAACGGAACCACGGCGAACCCCGCGGCCGATCCGATCGTGGACCTCCGCTACTGGCTTATGGGCGGCTATGCGCCTTATAGAAAGTACGTTCCCACGGGCATATGTATGAACGCGAATACGGCCCGCTGGATCCTGGATAATCCAAACACCCGGCAATGGCTGTCCAGCTATGGCGCAAATCCGAATATCGACAAGTACGACATTAACGTCGTGCTCGGTTTTCTGATTCCCGGAATCCCGCCCGTCACTGTTTACCGCGGCTGGTATCAGAATGAGACCATCGTGAATAACAAGATTACCGTGGGGGACGCGATTTTCTTCATTCCCGACGGATTTTTGTACTTCGAGACCAAGCTGCCCGATAACGACGGAATCGGCGAGTTTGTGATGGGGCTTAACCTTTCGTCGGGAACGATCGAAACCCCGGGCGTCGGGAAATTCCTCGTCGTCGAGGAGTGCATTGCACCTGGAACCCGCGGCGGTCCGAAGAACCCCTTCGTCGATATCACGGCCGGCGTTTACGGTGGCCCGAAACTCGATCGGGCGTTCGACGTTCTGACTGCGAAAGTCGTCGCATAATACGACCTGCGGCCCCCTGCACGGGGCCAACAGGCGATGTGATCTGTTTTTAGGAAGCTTAGTTACAGTTGTTACCACCGGGAATCGGTGCGAAAACCGTGCCGATTCCCAATTTTGAAAATGAAAAACGAGGCCACGATGAACGAACCAAAAGCCGAAGAAAAAAAACCCAGCTCAGATATCGCACGGATGGTCGCCCCCGAGGCACCTAAAACCAAGATGGTTAAAATTAAGGCGCTTCGCGATTGTCAGATCGATCGCGACACGCTGCTCGTAGCAGGCGACACGGCCGAAGTACCTGAAAAACTCGCGCACGATTTCTGTCTGCCAATCGAAACCTATCTTGGCCAGGGGGGCGAATGGACCGAGGAATCAGCGCTGCGTGATCGTCCAGTGATTCGCCGGGCCATGCTCGTCTAAAAAAAATGTAAAAGGGCTTACAATGGGTCGCTACATTTCATACGAAGAAATCCGCGTCCGAACGCTCGGCAAGGTGAAATACACCACGAGTGAACTGGATGAAAATAAAATGCACGTCGATCTAGCGAACGCCCTGATAAATGAAGGCGAGGTCCAGGTCGAGTTGGACCTCAGCCCCCGGTATGAAGCGCCATTTCAAGGCTTAAACGGTGAAGCGTTCTCTACGCTTCCTACTCCTACGAAGTTACTTATAAAGGCCTTATGCGAATTGCAAGGCGTTATGAAAATCCTCGACACAGATTTCGGGCGCGGGACTGTCGCAGGTGCTGAAAAATACTATGAGACGCTCGAAAAACGCTATGACCGCATTATCAAACAGACCATGGAATATCGTGGCGGCGAATACGGCAATGGCTGGAAATATCCGCCCCTGCCAGGTCTCAAGTTGATGTGGGGGAACGCCCAGGGCGACAGCGGTTTCGTCGGCGAAGTCCTCGTCATCGGTCCCAGTGGAGATTCCGATAGCTTTCCCTCGCGCCGGGTTAATGATCCAAGCAAGACATTTTTGTATGGGGAACTGCCGACGCATGATCAGTGGTGGAATCTATGAGTGCTGAGATTGATTTCAAATTTCCCGACCTTTACGGCGTATTCAAGGCGGCCGAGGAGGAAATCAATCTATTCATCGCTGCCCAGATCCAGACCAATCGCGGCATGCTGTTCGATCAGGAGGGCCAGTTTAATGGCCATGACAAGTGGGCTCCTTTGCGACTCCGCGTCGGCCAGGCCCTGTCCGATCGCGGAGTTCTTCGAAAGTCGATCGCCCCAGCGAACCCAACCGGAACCCCGGGCCCTGAAGGGTATGTCCGTTTTTCCTCGGATGTGATTATCGTCGGTTCGCAGCTGATCTACGCCTCCATGATGAACGACGGAACCACAAAAATGCCGGGCGGGGTTTTGCGTCCGAAAAATGCCAAGGCGCTGAAAATCCCACTGCCAGCGGGAAAAAACGCAACGGATTACGCCAAGGCGCTTAGGAAAACGGCTAAGACGGTTTCGTATGAAGCCGCAGACGGCGTCATGAAAAAACAGAAAGTCATCTTTAGAAAATTCGTCCGAATCCCTGCCAGAAATTTCACTGACTGGAACGAGCAGGACGCCTCGGAACTGAACGAAGCACTGTCGGTAAAACTAGTGGAGATCATGAAACGTGGAAAGGCTTGATAACCTCAACTATCAGCCGGCCGAACACGCCTCGACCATCGAAGGAGTCGAGACCGATCTATTCCTGACAGGCCCCCAGGAGTTTCTGATCAGAACATTCTGCGACCTCCTGAAAGCGCAGCCCCTCTGGCTGAAGCTGTTCGGCGATAATATCGATCCTTACATGCGAATGGACTACAGCGCCCGAAACTTCCCGTCCATGCGTGTCTACTGTGACAAGTGGGGCAGAAATTTTGAGACCTGGTATAACAACGGCGACCTTCAGATCGACATTATCTGGCCGGCGAGCATACGCCGGACCGAGCTGCAGCAGATACCGATGACCATCGCCTCGGCTCTCGAGCAGCAGCTGTCATCGCCAAAGTTTTTCGAGGCCCTCTGTGCCAAGGTCCCTGGCCTCAATGAATTCGGAAAGCGCCTCGACGTCGACATGAGTAAATTTTTCTCATACGGCGAGGATGACGCATACCCGTTCACGCGGCTGAAGGTCGGCTTTCGGATTGATCTGGCTGCGTGGGCCCGCTATCTCGAAAGCGATAACAGAACCAAGGACGAACCGTTCCAGCGGACGCTGAAGGATCTGCGGCTGCTCGTCGGCGTGATCGAAGGACTAAGGAGCGAGGATCCAGACGCCGTCGATGTAACGGTCGGAATCCAGCAATCAACCAACCCAGACGAATAAATATTTCTCACGGAAGGGGAATACGCATGGCATTGACGAGCATAGGACAGCAGAAAACGCCCGGGCGGCCTATCGAGATTACCTTCGCCGCTGAGACAGGACTGCCCAGCGATTCGCAGGAGGTTCTGCTGATCGGGCACGCAGCGTCTGGGGCGACAGGCCTGAACACGATCATTAAAATCGATAACTCAGGAGATCTCGCGGCAGCCTCGGCCGAAGCCGAGACGAAATTCGGCGCCGGTTCCGAAGCGGCACGGATGGTCATCGCCGCGGTCAAGGCCAACGCCGGACAGTCGACGCTTCCCGCCCTGAAAGTCTGCCCGCTCGATTCGGGGGAAACGAGTATTCCGGTTCCTGCGCAGAATGCGATCATGGCCGTTAAGGCTGAGTTTGTGGTCAGCCCCTACGATCTGGACGCCGATACCGCGAGCAGGGATATTCTGAAAACCATGGCTCTCAGCATGTCTGGGGCGCAGCGAACGGATAACAACCAATTTGGCACCTTCGGCCTAGGCGCGAACATGGCCGTCCAATCGCCCTCCGCGCTATTCATGTTCGATACCCAGTTTCTGATCGGTATCTGGTTTAGAGATACCGGCACCGGGCCCGACCTTAGCACCTACACCGTGGCCGAAGTCGCAGCCGCAGCTGCAGCACGTCTCGCAGGGAACGGAATCCCATTCAACCCCGTAAACGATCTCACGCTCGGCAGCGTTCCAACGCCGAAGAAAACCGATGACTGGATCACAGTGGGCGCAGGCCTGGAAAGCGAGGCGGCCCTGCAGCAGGGCTGGACGCCTCTGCGAACGAAGCCGAACGGCGAGGTCGCCTTTGTGCGGTCCGTCACCGGGCGGATCAGTGCGGACGGAACCGGGGCCCCGGTCGTTGGCGCGTATTATGACGTCCAGGACTTTCAGGTTCTTTATTTCTTCAGAAAAACTCTGTGGACGACATTCAGCCAGCCGACGTGGAAACGGCGAAAGGCCTCGCAGAGTGCAGCCGTGCAGCTCAAGGGCGAGCTGATCAGGCTGGCCCAGCAGTTCGAAACACAAAATATGTTTCAGTTCGTAAATGAACTGGCGAAGTTTTTCCAGGTCGAGCGGAACGCCTCCGATCGCAGCCGCTTTGATTTCAAGACACCGGTTAACGTGATTCCAGGCCTCCATGTGATCGCTGGAAATATCGAAGCGACCACAATGTTCGATACTCTTGTCATATAACGCGCGGTAAAACGCAGAAAGGATCATTCCCATGGCCACCAAGTATGCAGATCGCGCGTTCCTGAGTGTCAACGGCGCGCAGCTCGTTAACATTCAAAGCGCCTCGCTGAAGCAGAACCTTAACTCCAGATCGGTGCCGAGCATGACGCCAGATCGCTGGAACCGCGGTTTTGTGCAAGGAAACACGGACGTCGACATTACAGCACAGATCGCCAACGAGAACACGCTCGCGCGTCCCAAGCTCGAGGCGATCGACTATGAACTGGCCGACGTTCAGATCACATGGGTTTGTGGGGCCGAAATCTTTATCGCCACCGGTGTCTATCTGAAGGACGCCGAGGATAACGCCGGCGGTATCGGTGACGAAGTGAAGTCGACATTCAATTTCGGAGCGCTGAAGCTGACGGACGCCGTCGGTAACAGTGCACTGTTTGATATCAGTCTATAAGGTAACAGCATAATGGAAGCAGATCACATCGGCTACGACGATAAAAACGAGATCCTCAAACGCATGCGAATGGGCACGCAATGGCGCTGGCCCATTGAATTCAGAAACTTCGAAGTTTTCCTGCGTCCCCTATCGATAGGCGAGGAGATCGAGGTCGAGGCGCGTGTCGCCCAGGCCATGAAATCCAAGGATCAGGCCTATAAGATCCAGATTAATGAATCGGCCATGAAAGCCAAGATAGTCCTGGAAATGGCCTCGACCTCGTCGCCTGGAAAGTACGATCCGCAGCTGACGGAACTGACGCTGAATCAGTTCACAAATGCCGAGCTTATCGCATTCATGAAGGAGTATCAGTCGATCTGTGATAAGTGCGATCCGTCTGTCGATAACCTTTCGAGAAAGCAGATCGACGACATGGTCTCGGCACTAAAAAAAACTCCGCCGAAGGATCTAAGGGACGAACTGACTTTGTTATCTTTCTGGCAAGCCAGGGATCTATTGACCTGCATAACAGTGGACTACTTACAAAGGGACAGTTGACCTGGTGGCTGGTGCACTCCATAGCGGCTGGTAAGATAACGTGGACGGAACCCAGGAGATAGCATGGCTGGCGCTGAGATAAAGGTTACGGGAAATCTGAATAATATCCTGTCCGACCTCGAGGCGCTTAAGAAGAAAGCTTCCGAGGTTCAGGAGGCCTTGCGAAAAGGTTCTGGCGAAACTGCCAAGGAACTGGGTAAGAACAGAAAGCAAAGCGAAACGTTCTTCGAATCTTTGCGGAGTATGGGCGCCCGGACGGCTGATCAGCTGCGCCGGGACTTTCGAACCCTCATTTCCCTCGAATCCCTCCAGGGCGCTCTAAAGATTTCCAACCAATTTAAGAACACGATCAGCGAAACGATCCAGCTGTCTGACGCGATCAGAAAACTCGGCGCCACGTTCGGCATGACCGAGAAAAACTTCGCTTCCTTTCAGCAGTATCTGACGCAGGGCCTTGGCGAAATCGGCCTTAGCTCGGACGTAGCCGTTAAAACCCTCCAGGCGCTCGCGAAAACCCCGGTCCGAAGCCAGCAGGGCGTGCTCGAATATTCCAAGACAGCCGGCATGCTCGCCTCGATTGGGGGCGAGAAAGGCCGCGAGGGCGATATCGCTGGCGGCCTTGCGAACGTGATCAGGGCCAAGGGCGGAAACGTCGAGAACCTGAACGAACTGCGGGAACTGGCCGAATCGGTCCGGCGCGTCGCGATCCAGACCGGACAGGCGCCGAGCGCGATCCTTTCGAGCATGGAATCGCTGTTTGAGAAAATGCCTGATGACCTTAGAAAATCTATCTCGAGCACTGGCCTGGCAAACCTCGCTGCAGCGCAGGCTGTCGGTGGACCTGGCGCTATCAAGTTTTTGGAAGAATACCTTGGTAAGTCGGACGTAATGCGGAGGGCTTTTGAGCAGCAGGGCGGCAAAGGTGTCTTTACAAACGAAGGGATTGATATTGAAAAATTCAAGGCATTTTCTCAGCAAATTTTCGGACGGATACCAGGAGATAAGCGGCTATCAGCCGAAACGCTTGGCCTTACGCCGGAAGTTGCTGAAGGCTTTGTACGCCTTGCAGAATCGCTCGATCAGGTCGCCCTCGCCCAGGACAAAATCAAAAAGTCCACCGGTTCTCTCGCCGAAAGCTATCGCTCCAGCATGGGACTTGGCGAAGCCTTTAACGCCAACCTCAACCGCGTTAAAGCCACCTTCAGCGGATTTCTTGAGCCAATTACTCAGGGCCTCACGGGAATGCTGTCCGGCGCTTCCGAGTCCGATCTGGGCGCAGGCGCAGTTGCTGGAGGAGCAGGAATTCTTGCAGCAGTTCTGGCCGGATTTGGCGCACGCGGTCTTGGTAAAGGTATCGTCGGAACTGCGGCTAAAGGTGCAGCAGCCTCGGCTATAACGGGCGAGGACGTGCAGCCCGTCTACGTCGTTAACGCAGCCGAGATCGGCGGCGGTTTCGGGGGCGGAGGAGGAGGGGGCGGCACTGCAGGGAAAGTGCTCGGCGCTGCCGGTATCGCTTTGGGCGTCGGTGTCGCAGCGCGTGAAGGGGTTGGTTACCTCCAATCCCAAGGCGTTCCAACCGGTCCTTCGGCCCAGGAAACAGCAGAACTGGCGCAAAAATACGGCGGCGATATTGGTGGGGCTGCGACCGAAGGACTGCTTAACGCGATCATTAAGCTGAATAACCTTCTCGGTTCCAATTATGCTGAAGTGAATCGCCACGGCGTAACGCCCGAAGTTAACATTAAGATCGACGCTCCAGTGCCAGGGCTTAAAGCTTCACAGAAACCGCCACGTGGACAGTCCACTGGGCCGAGGAACTAAATGGCAAAAGTTGGAAACCTTCATTTTAGAGACGACGTACTTAAGGTTGGGGAAACCGCGCCAGCTGCTCTGTATGCAATGCGTGAAGCTGTCGCAAAAAAACGCCGGAAAAAAAAGAAAAAACAGCGGAATAAAGTATGCCGAAATTAGACATAAGCAAGGCCGCCGACTTTAACGTCATAACCCAGGGGGCATTTGGTGCCACGCTGGGCCTGTTCGGGGGCCAGGATCCGCGGCTATGGGACCTCAAGGAGGGTTCCTATAACGGCGTTATTTTCCATGTATTCAGCTCGAAAACCTCCTGGCAGGGCGCGCTGTCGCGCGCGCAGGGAAGCGGAGGCCGGCGAAAGGCCGTCTATAAATATCCCTATCGCGACGGACAGACGACGGATGACCTTGGGCGAAAGGGTAACACCTTCGACATGGACATTCTGATTTTCGGCCTCCACTACATGGAGGGCTATCGCGCGCTCCTCGCTGAATTCGATAAGCCAACGCCCGGCAAGCTCGTCCACCCGGTCCGGGGCGAGATCACGTGCGTCGTCGACGAATACACCGAAACGCATGAATCTGGCACGCGAAAGGCTGTCGCGCTGCAAGTGAAATTCATCGAGCACAACTTTACGATCGGAAATATCCGCCAGCTAAAAGACAGCACAGTCAAGGGCGCGCTGTCGGCAGCCCTGAAAATTTTTAATATCATTAATGCAGCTGCGGCGAAAATCGAGGGGGCGGTCCTCCTCGCCCGGGGCGTGAAAAACCTCCTTAACTCCTATCTGGCGACTTACAACAAAAACAATGCCAGCACGCTGACGCAGATGAATTCGACTTTCAACTCCAAGGGGGGAAGCGCTGATATCCCGGGGCTGCTGCCCACCGAATTCGGAGGGATTCGAAACTCAGATGGCACGACTTCGAGCGACACTTTTAAAACCGTGTCCACTCCTTCGGATCCGTTTAATGCAGTGCCGGTCGACGCTCTAAGCCAGGACGTTCTGGTCGCCACGGCCGTCAATAACCTGACGAAGCAGGTCATAGCACGTCGCGATGAACTATCGCAGATCATTAATACGATCTACGATAACGGCGGGGCGCTCGAGCTTTACGATACCGTGGTAGAGCTCAAACAAACCGCGGTCCTCCTTCAGGACGTTCTCGAGAAAGGTGTCGCCTCGTCCCAGGCGCGCGTGATCGACTATCAGGTGCCGCGCGTCATGTCGCTCCGCGAGGTGGCGTTCGCCAACGGCGTCGACGTCAACAGAGTGCAGGAACTGGATCTCCTAAACCCGTTTCTGCTTTCGACCAACTACATCACGCCCGGCGTGGTCCTTAAAATACCGGTGAGCTAATGGCGATTACGAGTTTTCCAAATGTGAACGTCGCGCAGTTTTCCCAGTTAGGATCTGGGGGACTTTTGCGGACGCTCGAAAAAACCGGCCAAAGCCCGCCGATCAGCATAATCATTAAGCCGCTCGACGGCAGCCAGGTCATCGCCCTCGATCGATTCATGTCATACCAATTTTCGAGTAACATTCTGATACCGGTCGATTCGTTTAGCTTCACTTTCGCCTTTCCCGACGGCCCCCCGCTTAACCAGGTTATAAAGGAGGGCGATATCATAACGCTGACGGCGAATGACGTGCCGATCGCGACCGGTATTATCGATCAGACCGAATTCGACCTTGACGCCGACGCCGGCGAACGCGCCTCGATCACGGGCCGGGACCTTATGGGACAGCTCGAGGATCAGGACGCCGTCAGCATTCAGAGTAAGCAGATTTATGCCAAGGACATAACAGTCAAGGGCGGCGTCGATCTGATAATAGAGAACACAAAAATAAAGAGCGTCGAGCTGCGCGACGCGCCCCAGGCGAAATATCTGCTCGCAACGGAACCGAGTGAATCGAAACTCCAGGGGCTGCTGCGTTTTCTGGAACCCCTGAACTGCGTCGCCTGGATGGGTTCAAGCGGCCAGCTTATTATCGGAAAGCCCAACATGGCCCAGCCGAGCAAGGGCGCGCTGATCGCTTCGCGCTCGCAGCGTTCCTCTAACGTCCTTTCGATCCGTGTCGTGCGCTCCTCGACGCAGATCGCCAACATGCTGTTTCCCGTCTGGACCGGGCAGGAATCCGTGGTCGCCCGCGTCGCGCCCGAGGGCGTTCTGAATAACGCTGCGCCGGGGCCGGACAGACTTCGAAAGCTTGGTTACCTCGTTCCGAAAACCGTGGTCGTCTCAGCGCCAAACGCCACCGATCCGCAGGGGCTGGCCGGCATTAACCAGATCACGGCCGCCGGTGCCGGGAACCTCCTCCAGGCTTACGTCAAGCGCGAGGCTGCTCGACAGAACATTAACGAGATCCAGGTGCATGCGATCGTGCAGGGGCACTTTAATGAAGCGGGCGAACCCTATGTCGTCGACACGGTCTATAAAATCACGGTCGAACGCGAGGGCCTCGACGAGGAAATGTATCTCTACGGTGTCGAATATGAACTAACAGACGACGGCGGACAGCGTACGACGCTTCAGTTTTGCCGCTTCGGCGCTATCGTGGGGGACATAAGAGCGCCATGATAGATCCTGAAGTGAAACAATTTATCCGCTATGAGATTCAGCGCTCGCTTATGCTGATCCTTTCCGGACAGGTCGGCGTCAATACATCGATGACTGAAACGATAGAAACGCCCGGTTACCCAGGCGCCAACTCGATCGAGGAACGTCCCGTCATGCACCCGTTTGGGTTCGTCTCGCGCGCCCCCCAGGGAATCATAAGCGTGATCGGACGCATGGGTTCGGATCCTGGAAATCTTATCGTCCTTGGTCACCGTGATAAGGATAGGCCCGAGATCGACGAGGGCGCGGCGGCGATGTATGCGGCAGAGAAAGGGCCCATGATTACTTCGAACGCCGATGGGATATTCGTCGGAAAGGGCGGCACGGCTGATAAGCCGCTCCTCCTTGGTGTCGAGAGTAACGATTTTTTGGGCCAGATAATCGACCTTATCGTCGCCCACGTCCACCCATCTCCTGGATCGCCAGCGAATAACGTCGCAGATTTTACCAAGCTGAAAACTGAAATAGTCGAAGCTGATAAGCTTATCTCGACAACCGATGGGGGCCTCTAAATGGCATTAAGCGACAGCGTTCTCGCGAATCTCATAGCGACCGAAATGAAAAACTCGGATCCTACGATCACCGAGCCGGCGATGGTGGACAAGTTCGCCCAGGCCATTGCCAAGGCGATCGTGCAGCATATAACCACGGCCGGTGTCGTGACGATACCGCCGGCAGCGATCCAAACGTCAGGCAGCGCAGCTTCGCAAGTCGGGCCTCCAGCGCCCGTTCCTCTGCAGATAACATAAGGTGGAAAGCAATGGCCCAGAACTGGATGGTAAACCCTAAAACGGGCGATTATGAAATGGAAAACGGCGCTCCACTGCAGACCGATTCGCTCGTCGTGCCAGCCTACTATCGCCTGAAAATCGCGCGCGACGGCTGGATGTATGCACCTGACAGAAATTATGGTTCGACCTTTAACCAGATCAAAAAAAATCCCAGCGGCGGCGATACCACTAAAATCGAGAACACCGGTTCTGTGGCGCTCCAGCCGATCCTCGACGATGGCCGGGCCATTTCGATCACGGTCGAGACGATTTTAGCCGCGCGCAATAGCGTCGGACTTGATATTGTGATCCAACGCCAGCGCGGAGTTTTTGATCAGCTTGAAATACCAGCTTTACCTTTGATGAAACATCTAGGTGGGTAACACATGGCACTCGACTATAAAACGCCCGAAGAGATCGCGCAGGAATACCTGCTCAATCTGAAAATTCTGAAACCGGAAGTCAACACCGGCCAGACCGATAGCGATTGGTGGATCCGTGGACATGTCGTGGGCGGCGTTTTATCTGGCGTCTACGCTGATCAACTGAAAATATCGAACGACGCTTTCCCACAATCGGCACGGCGCGAGGCGCTCGAGCGTCATCTCTTTACCTATTTCGGCGAGGGATTTCGGCAGCCAACCCAGGCCCAGGGCGACGCCCTTATCAATGCTTCGGCGACCGGTTCGTTTCTGGCAGCCGGAACCCAGCTGCAGTACGCTCCGAATGGGAATATCTACGCCACAACCGAGGACTTCACTTTCCAGGGCGGGGCTGTTACTGGATCGGTTCCCGTCAGATCGGTTTCCACCGGCCAGGATCAGAATCTCCTTATGGACAGCCCGCTCGCGTTCCTTTCCCCGCCGGCAGGGATTCTGCCGAACGCTTCGGTCTACGCGGCGAATATCTCAGACGGCCGCGATATCGAATCGAACGCCGAGGCCGCAGATCGAATCCTCCGGCAGATCAGAACCCCGCTCGCAGGCGGAAAGGTCGACGATTATATCCAGTTCGCCCTCGCCGCGGATCCTTCGGTGACGTCCGCCAACGTGCTTCGATTTCCGTTTGGCTTTGGAACGGTGGGCGTCATTATCACCGCAGGCACGACAAATATCGATGAAGCGCTGGATAACGGCGATCCTGTCGTCATCCTGCCCTCCGACGATCTCGTCGCGAAAGTCCAGGATTACGTGGAAACACAAAATCCGATCACGGATTGTGCGACGGTGTTACCTCCAGCTTCCACTATCCAGGACGTGACGGTTCGCGTCCGCTATGCCTCTGGCGACGGAAGCACGGTTCTATCAGGACAGACGCTGACACAAAATCAGCTCGTTCAGCGCGAAGTGCAGCGGGCGATCTATAAGACGCCGCCCGGCGGCCGAATCCTTGGGCCGTCCGGTTTTGTGGTCGCCTCGGAAATGGAGGAGGTGATCGACGGGAACCTTTCGGCCAGTCCCTACACGATCGGAAATATCGCGCAGATCCTGATCGATCGGCAGGTGCAAAATCTAAGTCCGAGCAGTATAAACCGCGCGCTCCTTGGAAATGAGGTCGCGATTCCAGGAGTGATAACCATAATTGAGATGGTTTGATTATGCCGAAGTTTCTGACACGTGAAGAAGTCTATCGCCTCCTGCAGCGGGAACTGCCTGACTTCGCCTATCCAGACGGAGCGCCCTCGGCGTTTTTCTCGACAGCGGATAATGATTCGATCGCTGGCTGTATCGGCACTGCATACGATAATCAGGAGCGGATCTACGATAATTATTTTCCCAGTACGGCCGTCGAGAAAATCACTGACTGGGAAATCACGGCATTCGGCGTCGCCCAGGACGCTGCACAAACGATCCAGGAGCGGCAGGACCGCGTTACCGCGAAAATCAGATCACGCAAAGGCCTCACAAAAAACGACATGCTCGTCACCGTGCAGTCGGTCATCGGCACTGATAAGCTGATCGAGATTATCGAATGGGGCTGCGGCGACGGCGGCTGGATCCTCGATGTATCGCTCCTCGATTATTCTACCATCTTAAACGGAACGAATTTTCTGCTCGCGACCGGCCCGAATCTCTGCGAGGACGAACCCTCTGATCACGGCATGACGCCAGCAGAATGGGCGGAAATGCAGACGGAGGCATACACGTATGAAGTCCGAATTTTCGGCTACACGCTGACAGCCGAGGAATATAACGAAATTCATAAGGCCTTGAATATCGCGGAACCCGCGCGAAGCAATCACGTGATCACGTCCGGCCTCGATCCAGCCGACGCTCTAAACCCGCCACCATGAAGGAATGAAAACATGGCCCAGGTCCCATTCATCTATAATTGGTTTAAACGGTATCGGGTTTTAGCGGCGGACATGACTTCGTTCCAGGCCGAACTGCGAGATTACCCGGCCGGCATGCTCGAGGGGCTGATGAACGGATCGATCCTGTCAGGCCTCATTCCGGCGACGGGCGGGGCCATGGCCCTGACTATCAGCGCAGGCCTCGCTAAAAGCGCGAGCGGCTATTTTCATAACGTGACGGCCGACACTCCGCTAAGCTTTACGGCGCCCACCGGCAGTCTCTTTACGCGGTCTCTGATCGTGGCGCGGCCGATCCTGACAGATACCAACCCGATAACGAACCCGACGAATCCGGTCCAGACGGTGTTTCTGAAAACGACCTTGGGTTCGCATGTGATCTCGCTTCCAGGAACTGCCGCGTCGGCCCCCGAATATCCCGCGACCGAACCGAATGACGTGGTCATCGTCGGCGTTCGAACCTTCCCGGGCCAGACCGTGATCGGTATGGAGGACATGGACTTTAGCGTCAGGGACACGCTCGCGAAAAACTCGGCATACCTTCAGAACGTGGCGCAGTTCGATGACCGTCTCAGGCCTTACCGTTTAAGCAGCCAGGTCCTCGGTATTAAGCCAAGTCAGCTGGCCCCCGCGCGTGGGAATCAGCGCCAGTTCAAGGCCTCAGCGAATAACCGAGGGGCGATATTCCCGAAAACCCCGGCCGGCGCGTTTAACAGTAACGATACCTTCGTCAATTTTCAGACCGGGGCCATTACGGGCGGCGACGGGGCCTCGAGCGCTTTCACTCCGAGCGTTCCTTCGGCCGGAAACTTCATCGTTGCGACGACAGTCCTTCGCCCTGATAGCACGCTATCGATCAGCTATGGGACGGCTGGAACGCGCGCGCAGTGCTATAACGGAATCCGTGATCAGGCAGCCTCCGGCGCTGGATCCGTCTCGATACCAACGAGTGGCCAGCCCATTGCGTTCTCGCTGCTCGGATCCAGTAACGGCGCCACGATCACCGAGCATGACATTTTCGACGCACGCGGAATCCTCCAGGGGGGCGGCAGCCCCGGCGGTTCGGACTTCCCTGTCAATTTTTTGACGAATGGAAATTTCGAGCAGTCCTCGCCTGGTTCGGTGCCTGAAAGCTGGGCGGCTTACTCTGAATCGGAATCGGTGACCTTCACTGACGCCGGCGATCTCGTCACCGTGGTTTCCGGTCTGCCGGCTGCCGGCGAGACCGTTTCATTCCAGACGATAACCAGCACGACCGGTATCGTAATCAATACCCTCTATTTTGTGATAAATCCGACCGGCCTTACTTTCCAGCTGTCGGCCACGGCCGGTGGCGTTGCGCTGCCGCTGACGACGAACGGCACTGGAACCATGGTCAGGGGAAAGGTAAAGACTGGAACCGGCGGAACGGCGAATATTACTTTCCTGGCGACCGGAACGAACCCACTCGACGGAACTGTCTCGGCAGTCATGACCAAGGACGCTGCGAACCGCATGGGCCAGGGCTGGGCGAGATCGTTCTCGATTCCCCTTGGCTGGCGGCAGGTCGGCCGCATGATCGGCGTTAACGTTCTGCTCGGAACTGACGTCACAAATTACACGGCCGGTGATCTGAGTTTTTGGATAGTCGACGTGACGACGGGCGCGGTTATCGCTCCATCCGTAACGCCGATTCCTAAATTGAATAACGCTTATGGAATCACGTTCATTTCCACAAGCAACAGCGTGAACTATAGGCTATGCATTCACTGCTCGACACCGAATGCACTCGGTTATGCCCCTTACTTTGATGATTTCTACATCGGCCCAGGAATAAGCCAATCAGGTTTTTCAGGAGGACCATGGAGGACCGGTGGAAGCCTGGCATTCCGAACTGGATCAGGAAACATAGCCTTTACGTTTACTCAGAATCATTATGAGTATCGTCAGATAGGTGATTCTGCAGATATAAGCGTAAACGTCACTCTTACGTCAGCATGGACAGGAGCAGGGACTAGCCTTGAGTTGGAAATACCGAGCGGCGATTTTCAATTCGCTGCCAGCCAGAATTATATCGAAGGTACGATACAGGCATTCGATGGGACCTTTCTAACTTATGGTTTAGCTGATGTTACTGTTACTGGGAATAGAATCCGCTTCAGGCCCATGCAGCAGACAGACGGTGCGCAGACTGGAGTTGTCAGGAATCAAAGCGATTATGCAGCTGCAGTTCCTTTCACATGGGCCTCTGGTAATATCATAAGGATCTCTGTTCGCGGTCTGAAAACAACCACATTCTCTACGCCGAGTAGCGTCGGCGCTGGCGCTCAACAGGAATATTTATCAACAGGATTTTCCTCCTTCGTTCCGGTTAGAGGACCCGAAGGGACTGTACTTCCAACGTCAACGCCAGCCGGAACTAATGAACAGATTTTCATCGGTGCTCAGCCCTGGATAAATCCGCAACAAGTCACTGATGACGTCAGTATCGAAATACAAACCGGCGGTATCGGTCCCTGGCTTAAGCTTCCTAGCGCTGATATCTGCGATCTCGTATTCGACGGAACGAACTATGTTGGACTTGGTGTCTATTATAACAGCGGAAACTATACGATCATTCGCGGAAAATTCCGTGCAGCTGGCGGCGGTGTATGGTCAGGAATGACAGCTAATACCAGATATCGTCTGGTTAAGGCTAACCCTAGTTCCCCCGTCGGTTTCGGAAAGGCAAATTCCGTAGAAACCGGCTTAGTCGCTCCGAGGAAAGGCGAAGTTACAAATCAGCTTCCGACGAGCACGCTGGCTGGCTGGGGTGTGATTCGATCTGCTTTCATATACTATCAGGATCAGGATGGTAATCACCGAATAAAATTCAATTTCGTCGGTTCGATGACTTCCATAGCTCATACCACATCTACATTTACGATACCTGGAGTGACTTTTAAGACTGGGTTTACTCAAGCGATATCAGGTTGGCTATTCGGCGGAACCCCGGCAGCGCCAACACAATGTAATACTGTATCGGCTACTGGCAATATAAACTTCGCAACGAATGCAGGCAGTGCGAATACAGCCGTTTCGATTTCTGGTGACGTAGAGTTAGACAGTCGACCAACTTGGGCTTGAGGTTTAACATGATCCCACTAATAAAACCACTTATGCCGCATGCTGATTCGATAGCTTCCTGGCTTTCTGGCTGCTATCTATCGGGCACCTGGTCAAATTTCGGCGAGGTGCATAAGCACTGCTTGGACGAGCTCAAAGAAATCACCGGAAAAAAAAATCCGGTCCTCGTTTCATCTGGCGCAGCCGGGCTGGATCTCCTGACGCGATCGATCGACAGGACGAAAACGGTTCTGGTTCCCGACTTCACGCATGCAGGGACGATCCTGCCGTTTCTTAACGCCGGCATGGACGTGTGGCTGGTCGAATGCGATCCTCGCAGCTGGGCCATGGACCTTGGGACACTCGAATACATCCTTCGCACAAATGACGGAACGAACGATATCGGAACCATCGTCGTCGTAAACCCATTCGGCCGCGGCATTGACAGGGACGCATACGCGGACATGGCCAGGAAATATCGCGTCGATCTGATATTCGATTACTGCGGGGCGTGGGGCGATTTCGAGTACGACGATGAATTCGCGACGGTCTATTCGTTCCATGCAACGAAGTCACTTCCGATCGGCGAGGGCGGTATGATCCTCCTGCCAAACCAAAGCTGGGCCGACCGTCTGAAATGTTTATCCAACTTTGGAACCCACCCGGATCGCATGATTTACGATCACGGAGGAACCAACTTTAAACTAAGCGAGCTATCCTCTGCCGTGCTCGCAGCGCAGCTGGAGCACCATCAACTGAAGCGAATCGATAAGCGGATAAGCCACCGGCGTAACCTGCAGAGGATCTATTCGACAGCGCTGCTGTCTGACGACGGAGATCTGACCTCGATGAATCTGTCTCTCTGCGTGGCCCCGCTGCCTGAAGGAATCGACATTCGCGAATTCGAGAAAACCGCGTATGCTCATAATTTCATCGCTGCTCAATATTATATCCCTCTGTCCTCCATGCCTGGATTCGAAAGGCTTCCATTTGTGGGTAATAAGTGCTCACTGTTCAGCCGTTGCGTCGGACTGCCGTCAGATTGTACGATTGATACAGCGCTGGCGATTGCGCACGATATCGATTCAATCGTCAAAAGGCTAAGCGAATAGCGGCAATTGATCAAAATCTGATCGTCTCTGTGGTCGCCTTTGTGATCTCGACACTGCTGGCCGTGAACGTTTTTTTCATCAAGAGACTAATTGATAAAATCGATAAAACCGAGGAAATAGCCCGTACTGCCTCACAGAAAGCCACGCAGCTCGAATCGGCAATAGCGACATTCGTCGATCAGCTGAAGGGAATCAGGCGAGACATGAAGGGCGTTCATGCGATCGATAAGCAGCTGGGGAAACTCGAGGCGCAGCTGGATCTATTACTGAAGAAGGATGTCTACTTTAGCGGACACGGTGGAAACGGAAACGGCATGTCGGACTAAAAAAACCGGGAATCTCGAAAACTGTGCCGGAAAGGAGATACCCGGTTTTAAGTAACACTAGGTTCTTTCAAATCACAGATCAGGATTATTCTGCCACCAATCATGCATTTCAAGGCTTTTCTCTATGAGATCCTGCTTTCGCTCGCGAATGCGATGGGCGGGAACGCCGAAATATATCGTCCAGGATTTTAGCGTTTCGCCTGGCAGTGCCACGGAGTTGGCCCCCAGCATAGCCCCCTGATCGACATTCGCACCGACGAGCACGGTCGCGCCGGCGCCTATGAATGCGTACTCGCGAATCACGGTCTCCTCCGCTACAACCTTTCTGAAAAAATCAGGGAACTGCGGACCGACGAGATATTCGCCGCTGGCGTCGTCGGACGCCGAGATGACTTTTACATCGAAGGACAGGCCGGCGAAGTCGCCGATTTTTATCCCACCGCGGGCTGCGAGTAAACATCGTGCAGCCACATGAACATGGCTTCCAATTTTGAGCGAACCTTGCGAAGCCAAAATAACAGTTTCGGTGTCGATTCGAACATTGTCGCCGACCTCAATGTTATTTGCGCCGTAGATAATAGCTCCTGTGCTGATTTTAACACCGCGGCCAACCCGTTTAAACTTTCGTAGTTCATTTTCTTCAAGCCATGCCATAATATTCCCCTTAGAGCTTAAATCATTTTTTAGCAGGTGCACCATGAAGCCGATTTTCTGGGTTATCGTATGTCTTATCGCGTCCCCATTCGTCATTGCTATAGCGCTTTACGCCGGTACGGATCCGGCCGCCCTGAACGAATGGGACGTGTTCATGCAGGCGATCAAGGGTAATCAGGGCCTCAACTCCTTCGGGCTGACTATCGCTGCCGTTCAGGCGATTATCATGTTCTTCGGCGATCGCTTCCTTAGGCTGCCCGGCAAGTATAAGCTGCTTATCGTGCAGTCCCTTTCCATGCTGACAGGCGTCACGGTCCTCCGCGGCGAGGGATTCGACTGGCAGTCGGCGATTATGCACTCCAATACCCTTGGGGCTATTCAGGTTCTCGGCCACCAATTTCTAAAACAGTTCAGAGACGATAAGGAGCCTAAACTTGAGCTTCCCACAAAATAGCCGTGTCGTGTTCTGGCTTTTAATCGCGGTTCTTATCGGCTTTACTGTAGGCATGTGCACCGACGATCCTGCATTCATGGGGGCCATCGATGAGCGTCTACGCGATTACGCTCGCTTTCTGCAATCCTGGGATTTTGGACATATCTTTAAGACAATTCCATTCTACTCGCAACCTGGACCTTAAGCTGGGCGGGCACTTCATCGTCGATCAGTGCTATCCCATGCACAGACCCGAGGTCGATCGAACCCTTAGGACGCTCGCTGCGGATCTGCCGATCACGATCCTCCGTCCAGGACGCAACCTTGGTCTGCATAACGGTTTCAACTGGGCCATGGGACAGATAGGTTCTATCGGAAATAACGATATCGTGATCGGCTACGACGGTGATTCACTGCCGATTCATCAAGGCTGGGACATGGCTCTCGTCAGGGCGATCGAAGGTCGCAGGTCTGGAATGAATTCGCACGAGGCCGTCGTGTGGAGTACGCTCGGTAATCCTCGCAGCCTTTCCGATATTGAGGATAGAGGGTATGATGAAGCAGTGGCAGACGGGTATCTGAGAATGAGACTGGCGAGAACCGCAGTGACAAACTCCGTTTGTGCCTGGCGCTACGGTTGGTTAAAAGCTGTCGGATTCCTGGCTGAACCAAGGGCATTCTACGGGCACTTGGAAGCCGAGATGTGGGCACGATTGAGAAATAGCGAGCGCTGGGCAATACTACCCGACTACAGGGAAAGTGACGAGCTGAGAAATTTACATGACAGAGAATACGTAGCTTATAAGTGGTTTCATTCACATACAGATACATGGCGCGGCGATTTTGAAAGCTATCTTAACGCTGGCTGTCCTGGACTTTCGCTAAGCCCTGCTGAGATTCCCTAAACCAATCCTCGATAAGCTTTCGGCATAGCATGCCGGTTTCAGTTTCAGGATCATGCGATTCGCCAGCTGGAATCTCGAGCGCGATCAGCCGCTGCCAATCACGCTGCTGGGGGCTCATTCCTCGCCAGTAACCAAGGAGGCGTTGGCGACGGCGGGACAGCTTCATATGCGAGGCGGCCAACTCCAATGGCCGATTTCAGGCGTGTCCGAATATTCAGCTTTCACATAGACGACAGGTTCCTGATCCTCGATGGGCGGATATTTTCGAAATAAAGCGAGCGTTACGCTGCTTTCGTCATCGACGTTTGTAATCAAAGCAGCGCATGTTCCATAAGCGCCGTCCTCAAAATGCACAATCCGTCCTATAGTCGGTTTCATTTCATCCTCACTGATCCGTCTGTCGGACCGTTAAAGTAAAAACCATAACCATAGCGGACCTTCGGTTCCATGTCCACTCGGCGGGAAAACCCGGAATAATGCAGGATCAGGGCCTTTCGCAGGAGATCAGGATTCCTTGGTTTAGTTCCTCTGTGAATCAGGTTCGAATGCCAAAGGAGGACCTCGCCTTTCTTAGGAACGAAATATTTCCTCTGGGCGTCCATGGCCATGATTTTTTTCTCGCATACGCGCGCGACGTGGGCCTGTGTGATCGAGGGCCAGTCTGGATTTGATCTGATCTGATCGTCGAGGAACCCGAACAGTTTTTCGCGCCGAAGCACGTCCCATCGATGGGAACCCGGCACGTATTCGAAGGGCCCAGACATGACGTCGATATCGTCTAGGGCGATCCAGGCCGCGGCATAGCCGCTCCAGACACTCGGCGGATTCAGGTAACTGTCCTGGTGCCAGTTCCGTTCCGTCGACACCCATCCTGTCAGCGCCAGGTGAAGGAGCGGGCTTTCGTTAAAGAGCTTCGATAGAAACTGCGACAGCTGCCGGCAGAGACCGAGATTCATCATAGCCGGCGACATGAGATAGCTCGTCGGAAAATGCCAGCCGTGCCAGAAATTATTTGGGGCCAAACGATCCTTCGGAAGCTGCGAACGCTCCGCGATGTAGTCGTCGATCAGTGCCATGAATTCTTCGTCTTTACTGAAGTCCAGTCGCAGGATTCCGTCGTCGATCCAGTCGCTCAGTTCCAGCCCGACGTTCGGGAAATGACGCTCGAGATATGTTTTTGTGTTCTCAGGCTGGGGTTCTGTCAGATCATCCCAGCGTGCAGTGGAAAGGCGTGTTAAAGATAGGTCCATAGCCGAATCCCTTAAGGCTTTGTTCGCGATTTTAAAGGATCACCGTAGCATGAAAACAGCAGACCGCCGCGTGAAACATGACCATGTCAGAATATCATTCGAGATCACCCAGGCAGAGGATTTTAGGCAGTATCTCGGCGTGTCCAGGGACAGCTTCGTTCTAGGCGTCGGCCGAATCGCGGTACTTTGTCTGGACGTTCTTCGCTGCAAAAAGACATACTATTCCACTTTCGAACTGGACCGTGTCGTGCAATGGCCCGCCGATCGCCGGCTGACCTTCGCCCAGGTTCTCGTCCAGGTGGGCTGGGCGGTCCCTGAAACGAATTCTATTGTGCGGCTGGAACTGCCCGATCATTTCATTCCAAGGCGCCCCTATCGCGAGCGCGCGGCCCTCGTCGAGGCCTCGCCCAAGGGCGATGACGGGAAATTCATTTCCAAGGCTGACGTCGAGCGGAAAATCCAGACGCGAACCGGTTCCCCCGTTGTGCTCGTCGACATGGACGGGTATTCTGTGGAAAACCTCGACGGATTCGATTCCAAGGAAGCTGGCAGTCCCAGGCGAAAGGCCCGTCGAATAAAGCCTATTATCGTATGAGGTGGAAAATGCGATTCGCTTCGATAATCTTTACCGTGATTCTGGGCGCGTTTTTTCTGATCATGATCTCGACTAGCTGCATGAAGGAAACGAACGCCACGACGATAGTCAAGGGGGCCTCCGGCCTCGACGTCCCTATCGTGCGGCTGCTTACGATCGACGGCTGCGGGGTATTCCGTGTCGTCGATGGGACTAATGTTTCATATTTTTCGATCTGTCCCCAGCAGCAGGTTGTATGCCCTTCGGTCTGTGGAAATACCTGCCAGCCGACAACGACACCACAAAAACCCCACCGTCTCGAGGAAAATTAATGCAGCAGATAACCGAGGAAACCATCGAAGCTGAAGTGCCAACGAAGTACGTTCGAATCGAGTGCGAGCATAGTGCCCAGGTCGATCCGAAGCTTTTAAAACACCATCCGAAAAATCCGAACGAACACCCGCCCGAGCAGATCGAGTTTTTTAAAAATATCCTCCTCTATCAGGGCTGGCGTCGGCCGATCACGGTATCGAAGCGCTCCGGCTTTATCACCAAGGGCCACGGCGCGCTGATCACGGCGCTCGAAATGGGGCTGGCTGTCGTTCCTGTCGACTATCAAAATTACGACAGCGAGGATCAGGAGCTAGCCGATATCCTCGCCGATAACCAGCTGGCGCGTATGAGCACTCTCAATAACGATAAGCTTCAGAAAATTATCGACAGTATCGACAGCGATTCGGTCGACCTCGAACTGACGGGGTTTAAGCTGGAAAATATCGACGAGATCATGACCGGGTTCGACGGCTGGACGCCTCGCCAGGAACCGGACCTGTCGATTCCCCAGCAGCAGCCCGAAGTCCACCATAATTATGCGGTCGAATCGATTCCGAGCGGAGGGCCGGCAGAGGGACAGCCTTATGAGGCCAGCGTCAGCCAGCCCCAGGGTTCGAAGGAACTGCCAAAAGAGGACTTCGCCGAATTTCGGCATAAGTGCCCCAAGTGCAGCTTCGAGTTTAATTGATGGTCGCCCCGCTAAGACATGGCCCCTGGACCTTGGCCGACCTCGAGACAGTTCCAAGGAACGGGCTGAAAGTCTTTAGCTGCTTTCACGGCGGGGGCGGTTCCACCATGGGCTATAAGCTGGCGGGCTTTGATGTGCTGGGGGGCGTCGAGATCGATCAGGACATGATGGAGATCTATCGCAAAAACCATAAGCCCAAATTCAGCTACGAGATGGGAATCCAGGATTTCAATCGCATTCCAGACGTGGGGCTGCCCGATCAGCTATTCGACCTCGATATCCTCGACGGTTCGCCGCCCTGCAGCAGCTTCAGCATGTCCGGCGCACGTGAACGGAAATGGGGAACTAAGTTTCGCTTCCGCGAGGGCCAGGCCGAACAGGTCATCGATGACCTGTTTTTCCATTTCATCGAAACGGCGGGAAAGCTTCGTCCCAAGGTCATCGTGGCCGAGAACGTAAAGGGCCTCATAATCGGGAACGCCAGGGGCTATGTGAAGGAGATTTTCGAAGCGATCGGAAAGGCTGGATACTCCTGCCAGCTGTTTTTACTGAACGCCTCGCGTATGGGCGTTCCGCAGAGGCGCGAGCGGGTTTTCTTCATCGCCCGCAGGGATGACCTTGGGTTCTCTGATCTGGCATTGAATTTCGAGGAACCTGAGATCTCTGTGAAGGAAGCTTTCGCAGGTATCACGACGAGGGGAAAGGATCAGAGTGGTTCGAAGCATGCCCACCTCTATGATCTGTGTAAGCCCGGCGACTATTTTTCTGATTACCATCCGAAGGGCTACTGCTTTACCTGGCTAAGGCTGCCGATCGACAGCCCGGCGCCGACGCTGCTGGGTTCGGCCTGGACGATGTTTCATTTCGAAAGCATGCGAAATCTATCGAATGAAGAATATTTTTCACTGCAGACTTTCCCGCGGGATTTTAAGGTGTCGAGTAATATCCTGACGGCTTATCTGTGTGGAATGAGCGTTCCGCCCTTCATGATTCAGCGGATCGCAGATCAGATCGAGCAGCAATGGCTGGGGGCCGTCCCTGGCCCGTCGTCCTAATATCCTTTCAAGTGATTCAGGATCGCCTGTTTTATCTGATCGTTCGCGCCGTCCCAGCCGATATTTTTTCCGAGGTGCTTTCCTTTCTTCAGTTTCATGTCGCTATTATTCGAACCCACCCATTGATTGAAACCGTCGTTATCAAGTGGGTTACTGCTCATAGTGTAGAAATCTACGAGCATTCCCACCTCGATGACTATCGTGTATCTGTCGAACCGTCCTTCGTTATCATAGACTGAAATTTTCATTTTCCGGTTTCCTAATGGAGGAAAGCGGCCCCCACTGTAGGGACCGCATGGGGCCATGATCAGAGAGTGACGTAAACGCCGACCTCCTCCGATTTCAGATCGCCAGCTTTCCATAGATTCCAGAGATAGTTGTTAGCATATTTCCGGGTAATGCCCGTCGCCGCGACGATATCTGCCGCAGTAACAGGAGCGCCTTTCGGAAAGTTTTTCAGGGCTATGCGCACCAAGTCCATTTGAGAAATTTTCTTACCGCCCTTTCCAGACGCGGTCTGTTCTGTCGTGACTTTCCTCTGCTTTACCCTGGACGGCTGATGTTCGTCTGGCACTGGCTTAGATGGTTCTACTGCCGGTTTGGCGACGACGACGGTCTGCGCTTCCACAGTTTTCTGCATGCGATCGGCGATCAGACGCGCGATCACGATCGGATCGAGCAGGTTCTGCAGCTGTTCAGCGACGCTTTCATTACAGTTAAACGCTTCCTGCAGGACTTTGATGGTGTTCAGTTTCATGTCGTTACCTTTCAGTTAGGGTTTAGGGGGCTTTCGCCCCCGTTCTCGTTATTTAGAGGCGTATTTCTTATGGGCCCGAAGAGCGCTTTCCTTCGAGGCATAACCCGACCGGTTATTCGCTGGCGAGTTAAAGCCGGCGTGGCCCATCGTGATAAACCAGCGTCCGTCAGGGCCCTCCTTTACGGGCTGATCACCGAACAGATGACCATGGTAACGCTCGCCAGTATACTGCTGCGCGAGGTTAAGAGATTCGAGCATGACGTGACCATCGACGATATTCGCCAGTATCGCGCGGATTTCATCGATGTGAAGGATCGAAGTGAAGGTAACTTCCATGTCGGGAATCCAGGCCCCGTCGATATCCGTGGACGTCGCGGTAAAAGTCACGATCGAAACTTCCATAAGGAATCGGCCAAGATCAGCGGAGCATTCAGCGCGCATTTTATAGTTCGTTTTCATCGTTTTTCCCTTTCCTCCGCAGGTCCATTCCTGCGCCTTATAAAAGACTTATCGGACTATTTTTTGCTATCTTGAGTATTTTTTTTGGTAAGGATGGCAAATAAAGGCCCATCTCTATATATGAAGCTGGCCCTGACTTAGGCCGACTTTGTTACCAAAAAAAATGTTTGAGGTTTTGGAAAATGTCCCGATAAGTCTTTTGTAAGCAGCAAGGAGATAAGCATGACAAACTTCATCCAGTCCACCATCCGTAAAGCAGCGAACCTTAAGACCATCACCGTGGCCGAGGAGATCGAGGCCGTGAATAACACCACTCTGATCGAGGTTAACCCCGACGCCCGCACGGTGACCTTCAGCAGCTCGAAGCGCCCTCATTTCTTCGAAAAACTGGCAAAGGAACTGGACTGCTCGTGCACCATGACCTCGAAAGGCCTGGATTCTGACGGCATGGAATTCTACTCTTACGTCATGAAAGCCTAAAAACCTGGGGGGGCTGAAACAGGCCCCCCATGCCAAATTCAAGCTTATTACCGAAAAAAACATTCAAGTTTTGCCGGAATGTGTCGATAAGTATTTTGTAAGTAACGCAGGAGGACAAAATGACAAACGCAGAATACATCAAAACAGTAATGACCCACACAGTGAACGGCAAAACCTTCGAAGTAAAAACCACGAACACCGGAATTTTCTGGGGCGTGTTCGTCGACGGCCAGAAGTATACCGACTTCATGATCAGCGAACGTAAGTGCTTCCGTAAGAGTATCTCTGAGACGCTGAATAAGCTGGGCGCCGTCGGCCATACCTTTCGGACCTAAGTAAACCCGGGGGCTGCGGCCCCCTCCTGAATACCGGAGTAAACCCATGAAACAGCATAAGGACGATAGGCATAACCTGCTTTATTCGGATGAACTGGAACGAAAGGGAAATCGCGATGACCTCTACTTCGTCGTGATCGATCTGCTCATAATCGGAGGTGTCCTGTGTCTGGCGATAAAGATAATCTGAAAACCCTCCAGATCAGGGCCACGATCAGCGAGGCCGTGGCGCTGGAACTGGAGCTTGAGGCGAGTAAACTCGGCCTGGAACTGTCTCTTTATATTCGGATAGTCCTTGGCGAACGCGCGCGGATCCTGCATAACGAAAGGATTGAAAACGCAAAATCGGCCTGAAAGGCGCGCGCCATGACGAAAAAAATCATAGCGATCGGGGGCGAACCCGGAACGGGAAAGTCCACTCTGGTTAAGTCCCTGATCGATCAGTACGGCTATGAATCATTCCGCCAGTTCACTTACGGGCTGCTTAGAGGAATCAGTAGAGATAATCTGATCATACTCGGTGTGTATCCCGTCGCCCCCCAGACGCGCGACAGCCCACCGGAACCATGGGGAACGGACCGTCTGTCGACGAATGTCCTCGATGACGCCAGACGCTTCGTCGAAAGCCTGAAAGCGATCCGTCCCAGCACGCATAAGGAAACGGTGATCCTGTTCGAGGGCGACCGCCTGTTCGGCCAGCACTTTCTAAAGACATGCCGCGATCACTCCTCTGATCTGATCGTGCTTATCCTGACAGCTTCGAAGGAACTGCGTCTCGAACGGGGCGGTTCGAAAAAACCGTACGCTAAAAGCGGGGCATGGCTTAAATCCAAGGCAGGGAAAGTCTGGGGAACCGCGCGCGTATTCGGCGCGCGTACTCTTGTAAATGAGACCTGGGCTGATCATGACGAAAACCTTAAGCGTCTATGCGCCTATCTTTAGACCGCGAACGTCACTGGATCCAGGATCCGTCCGACGATCGAGGCCTCGAAGCGATCCAGGAGAGATAGGGCGTCTCTGACGAGAATCTGGACTTTCCAGCCCGATTTCAGGATCGGCATAGCCCCGAAACTTGTCGACCGCCAGTTGACGAGCATGACGTCCTGGGCCGGCGTCACGACGAAATCGGCATTCATCAAATGATGAAACTCGTAATTTGAAACGATACTGACGCCAGCGTGGAAATTGATGACGAGCGCGTCCGACTGATCGACTATCCGCCATATGATTCCGTTCGCCAGCGGCCCGGAACCGATCCCACCGAATTTCAGGGGCGAGATCGCGTCATCGACTATTACGAGATTCAGCCCGTTCATCGAGAAATATTTTCCAGCTGGCACGACGTACTGGAAAATGGCCGGCGCGGCGGGCGTGGCGTCCACGGCCATGTTTCTCGAGGATCCGTTCAGCAGGAAACGAACGATCATGTCGCCCGACATTTCGAGGAAAAACGGCGACGTCTGGACTTTAAAGTACGCGGCCCCTCCTGCCTGGGAAGCTGCTACATTGGGACCTGCGCCGATGAAATCGCGATTTAACTGCATGACGCTTCCTCCTTAGACGTTCTGGACAAAGTCAGGTTCGATCAGACGGCCGAACACCTGGGCCTTGAAAGTTTTCATCGCGCTAAGGTCATCACGGATAACCATCTGCAGCTTATAACCGCTTTTGATCAGCACGACGACACCGATCGTGATCGGCCGCCAAAGGACCGTGACGCTGTCATCTCCAGGCTGGATCGAGATCTGGCCGCCGGCCACAGAGTAGAAATCGGCATTCGTTCGGAGGACTGGATCGTTACTGTTTCGAAAGGTGTAGACGAGGTTATTATCGCCGTCCACCACGCGCCAGATCACTCCGCCGACGAGGGCCGTGCGGCCGCCGAAGCGATCCAGCGAGACGCCGGAATCGACGAGGATCATGTTTATCTCGGAAATGATCAGAAACTTATCGGCGGGCACTTGATACTGAAATGTCCGAGGGGAAGCGACGCTGGCGTTCACGGCCATGTTTTCGACGACACCGTCGGCCAGGGGCTGATTAAACAGCCTTTCGATCTCGATGACGGCCGGACTTGACATAACCCTTGGAAACACAAATCCAGCGGCCCGTGTGGCCGCCAGATCAGGCTGACCTGCTATGATGTATTTGCTGACTAGCATGGCGGCTTCCCCTTTATCTGTTTCATAATATTGTAACAGAGGCCAGGGGAAACCGTATTGATTTTACTGATCGAGGCGAATCTGATAGTCGATTGAATTTCCCCAAATAGGTTGGTACTGACATCCTGTAGGCAGCAGGCCCCAGGATAAGATAGTGCGGGCTTGTCTTACGACACCGTTCATAGGCTGCACTAAATGAAGAAATGTATTCACGTCAGATACAGTTCCGAACTGCCAGCTGGGGGCGAAAGCAGAATTCGATAAATGCACGCTGTCGAACGAAACAGGAACCCACTGATTTACAACGTTGCGAATGCAGTGAAGGACGTGCTCGCGGCTGCCCGGAAGCGGGCTGCCACCAAAACCAAATGCCTGTTTGATTCGGATCGGGCATGCGAACTGCCGGCGCTGCGGATCATAGCCGCAGCAGCTTAGTTCCTCGAAGTACGTGCTGCCCAGAAACGAAATTTTCGCCCCGCACTGCGAAGCTGCAGTGTAAATCGGATCTGTCGTTGGAACGCTGGCGCCGTCTGCTGCGCAGTAAAAATAGGTATCATAGATCTGCTGCTGAATTCGAAGCTGCTCCTGATAAGAAAATGCGGTGATCGCATTCAGTCGACGGGCGATAGTTTCTTTGATTTGAGGATCGCATGCAGGCAATGGCGTCGGCGTTTGTGCCTGGGAAAATCCAGAAATAGCGATACTGGCAATGAAGAGAAATTGCTTCACGATTTTCATTTGGAAACTCCAAAAAATTTCCCCCATTTTAGGGGGAAATATCGTAAGCCGCAACTATGATCCTTTGGCTGGATCCTCTGGTTCGAAACGCATTTTTCCATTCGCATAATGACGTGCTACCATCCCATTGCCGAGCGGCACGTCGCCGATAGTTTTCATAATGTCGGATAGGAGGAGCGGGGTTTTGATTCCAGCAGCCTTGGCCTCTGCGGCTTTCTGCTCGATAATTTTATTCAGGGCCCTATCGTAGCGGTCCATGGCGTCGAATAAATTCATGTTACTCGCCATGGGGGCCCCTCGGCAGCGGCATGAAGTGGGTTACGTGGAATTTCCATTCCTCGTCTGTGGTATAGAAACATTTCGTCGTCGGATTCCAGACCGCTTCATTTGGGTAAAGGTCATCATTCGGTAAGTCAGCGCGCCGAGACCATACGAGAACCCAGTCAGGTTCCCCAGGATCCTGCCAGTTTTCAATCGGCTGCCAGCCCTGGCGGTCGAGTATCTTATGGCCAGGAATCGAAGGGACGTATTGCCTAAGCAGCATACGAAGTGCGTAGAGGATCTCTGATTTCGATAGCTTACTTTCCCAATAAAGCTGCGTCGGCGTTTCTTCGATCGCCGTGATTTCATCTATAAACTGTGAAAGCCTTTCAGACCATGGAAAGGGCGGATCGATCTGGGGTTCGTCCTGCTGCGGTTCGTTCGGCAGGGATGTAAAGACACCGGCTTTATAGACATCGATCTGCCCAAGCAGATAGGGTATCGCCTCGGCCAGCTGCATGTTTATTTCTCGAACACCGTCGAAATTTTTTTCGAACGCTGCCTTAATGCGGTTCTGATAGAGTGATCTGATTCCCTCGACTGATAGCACGTTACTAAACTCCTCTGCGATAGTTGGAACTGGCGTTCCGGGCTGATCGTGTAATTTCCAGGCTGCGTATTCTTCTTCAGTGAAATCCCGCCAGCCGCAATGTTTATCGTTTATCTGCAGCCTGCAGTTACTGCCATTGGTGTCCTTATCCTTGGTAAACTTGGTAACCATAAGCCGCACGCGGCCCAGGAAATACCATGGTGAAAATTTGATAGGCTGCTGAGGATTTTCGCGCACAAAGGCTGCGCGTTCTTCTTCAGTCATCTCGCGCCAACCGTGATGATCACGATCATGTATTTCGAATTTCATGTTTTCATATTTTGAACCGCTGGTTATGCGTGTCCGTCCCTGAAAGTACGCCGGCGGAAAATCCTGATTCATGCTTAACATCCTTTGTCATCTGTTCGACCGTCTTTACTTCATCGCAATTATTAGCGTAAAAAGCAGCCTTGCAGGTCTCGTAAGGCTGATCTGTGTGCGCAGCGATTCGACAGATCGCGTCATGGGTTTTTTGTCCGTCCATTTTCATACAGGGCCGCCTCCGTCTGATTCCGCTTAATCATGTCCGTCCACTCCGAGGGCCAGTAGACCGTATTCCGGTTGTCATGCTGGACCTCGTCGATATCGCCCCAGTAATCATGATCGTGATCGAATTCAGGATCGAAGTCATCCTTGCCCATGTCCTCCGGTTCCGGGTTCCACCATCCTTCGCAGTGACACCAAAACTGCGCAGCCTTGATCGGATCGACGCCGAGAACCTCGAGCATAAGGCCGGCGTTACTGTTATAGTAGGCGTTCCCGACTTTAACGAAGTAGAACGAAATCAGATCGCCGTCCTTATCGTAGCCGAGATCCAGCTGGCATGCGTATTCTGTGGTCTCGTCGTTTTCATCGTGGGAAAAAACTTCGTACGAGATTTCGGTTCTCAGGATTTCCCGGGCGCGCGTGCAGAACGCGCGAAAGCCATAGCGCGGCTTATCAGGATAGGCCGGCCGGCGCTGCATGGTAACTGGATCGATAACTTCCCACTTACTCAGTTCCTGGCGCAGCCGCTCGTCCCATTCCTTCGGCTGATTCATAATCGGCTTTCCGAGCGAGGGCTGCATGGGACGCGGGTTATATTTCTTCACACGCTCCTCGAGCGGGGGCCGTTCTTCATGACCTATCAGCTCGTTCATCATTTGGCCGAGCACGCCCGGCAGCGCGCTTCCGCCGTCGTCGAAAATATCCTCGAGGATTTTTCGCGAGTGCTCCGGGAAATCCTCGAATTCCTCTGTGTCATCGGTTTCCGAGGCGTGATACATCATGCCCGCTATTTCCGGCGTGGGCCCGAGATAGGACAGCTGGCCGTGGCCAGTGCCGGCGTTCCAGAAATGCCCGTTATATAGTTGGAGGTATGCGACGTCCTCCTTTCCTTCGCGGCGGATCTCGCCGGCACTTTCATAGAGGACGAAGCTGCAGGCCTCGCCCTTGAAAGCATGCTCGGCGAAGCGTTCCAGTTTTTTGTGGGTTTTAGTGCTCATGTTTTTTCCCTTTACGCTATAAATTCATCGAGGCTTATTAGCTGAAGCGGTCCTCGAGATAGCCCGTTTTTCTGTTTCGAGGATTTTTCTATCAAATTTCTGCACGGCTAATACATTCCCTTCGTTTTCTTCGTCGTGATCTGGTTCCACTTTAAGTCGTCGGGTTCCAGAGGATCAAGCGCCTTTCGATCGGCTTTCCGATCTGCGGGCAGTTTCTGCTGCATGAACTGCATAGCCGCGTTCTTCAGCGCGTCGAGGAATTTCGGCAGGTGCTTATGGTATTCGATTCGTTCATGGAGCTTGACTGAATCGAAATCACGATCGCCGCCACGCTTCATGAACAGCATGATTTTTTTTCCTCGGTTCGGATCGAAATACATAACAGTCCCATCGTCGTCGAGCGGTATCTCAACCTTTCTGCCGATGAATCCAAGGCTACACGCGAAGTCCTGGGCCTCGCGGATATCACGGTTAATGTGATCGATCTGCGCGTTATAGTCGCCTAGCTGTTTTTTAATATCCTCGATCAGCGTGCTGATCATGACACTTTCCACTCCGTTAAAATTTTTTAGTGATAATGAATGTGAAGTCAAAGGGCCCCCAGCCGAGTGCTAGTTCGCGGAGGCCCTCCGTCTATCGTCGTGCAGCCGTCTATTTTCGATGACCGCGTGGCCCGGTTCTGCTTACGGGCCGGCCGTCACACTGCTAAGGCAGAACGCAGTGAAAACGTCCTGGCTGCTATGGTCCGAGATCCTGGGGCCGATCGAAGGAATAGCGTTTACTTCGATCAGCCTTGGTTCCCATGGTCCTCCTCGCTTTCGGCAGTCAAGCCTGGGCAGCGTTTTTTTATTCCAGCCCGGCAGGGCACGCATGCGGAGTGCGGCCGGGAACGGTCCGCTTTAGCATAACGATGAATCCAGTTTTTCCCGGCATACAGGTGAACGGTTTTCATCGAAAATGCATGGCCGGTTATGCCGTATGCATTGCACGTTGTAAAACGAAAAAATCGATTCAGGAAAAAAAATCCGCTGCGTCTGGCATGCCGTCATAAATGCTATAAACCAAGCAGAAACTGCATAGCCGATGGGTTCGGAGGTTTTTCCCGAACCGATCTCAGCCCCGGAAATCGCGCTGGGGCACTCCAGCTTCGATTCTGAGACGCGCTAAAGCCGAGGACGGTAAATCCTCGGCAGGAAAAACGAGGGCGGTAAAAACCCCGTTTGCGTCGCGTTCCGTAGCGACGTCATTTCGGTTGGTACATTCTGTACAGGGATTTCCCAGGGGGCGGAGGAGGGGGATTTTCCCCAGGCTGCTAGCTAGACAGTGCTGGGGAACATTTAGGCGGACCGAAAAAAACACTTTCCATTTTCAGCGGACCGAGCGAAAACCTTCAAACTTATTCGAATCTTTGTGCCCTCTGTGTTTTGCCGACCCGGAGACACTCGATTCTGAGGCTTTCGACTGCAGTGAAGCTGCAGGGTTTTGTGCTTCTAGCAGCTAGTCAGCCGCAGATCAAGCAAGAAAATCCTGCCACGACATTCCGCTCAAACGCAAGCGCAGGTTTACACCGAAAGCCCCAGATCCGAAATTCCAACGCGTCGGCCCAGATACACAAAGCGATCCGAAGAGGTCGGTGCGGGGACGGCTGCGACCGTTAACAGGAATGCCAAGCACCATGATTCGGAAGACCAGAATCATGGTGGATGAAACGGGGTTTTAGGTCTGCTGGGGTTAATAGCCCCAGGCGTTTAGCCAATTCTTTGGAAGGTGCCGGGTATGAAATACCCCTGGAAACCGAACACAAGCCCTACCATCTGTCACGGGTGAGTAGGCCCCCCCTGGGGTAGCCGGTGCCTGGATTGGTTGGATAGACGTTTCTCACAATACGGTTAGGGCATGGCTTGTCCTCTAACCCGGTAACCTGGGCGTGCCTGCTACGGTGGGGCGTGATAACCGGGGGACCTTGGGTTAAAGGCAGCTGAACCTGACCGGGACCTGGTTGAATGACTTATGCGTTCCTGAAACCCAGGAACCAGGGGCTTAGGATGACCCGAGGGGTAAAACAACGCTCGGGTAGTCTACCTCCTTCTTTTTCGGTTTGGTCTGAGAACTCTTGCGACTAAAGAGTTAGTGGAAGTTCATCGCCCACAAAGACCCCAAGCAGAAGTCATAAAGATCAGGAAAAATCCAAATCACGTTTCGTATTTCGGCGGCCCCTAATCCCCAGCCTGGGGGGTCGCAAGAAAGAAGGGGGGCTCTATTGCCTAAAAAAAAGGTTTTGAAAGGAAAAAATTAATGAAAGAAAAAAAAGAAGTATTGGAACGCGTGTATCAAGCGTTTTTGAAACTATCAGCAGGCGATCCAGATGAAGGTGTTAAGCTTTCCTGGCTGGCCGATGAATCCAAATGCTGGATAGCACAAACTGCGCGGGCACTGCATAACCTCGCAGACGATGGCAGGATCTGGCGGCAACAGATTGGAAAGGTGTATCACTTCCAACTGACGCCAGTGCCAGATTTTACCCTCGTATGCGTGCTCGATTGGAAGGGACGCAATGTTAATAAAGGCTCGAAACTCGGACGCAGTTCGCAATCTAAACGAAAAACACGTCAAAAGCACGAAAATGTGCGTAATTTTAGCAGATATGAAATTTTGCAGGACGCGCCGATTCCGATACCGCAATTTTTTCCTATGCCATCAAAATTCATAGTCAAAAAGAAATCGAGGTAAGACAGTTTGTGATAAGATACTTATGACACCGTCAAAACCCATCGGGAAACGACCTCTCGCTACGCTTGGGTATTGCGAAAACATGACGCCGTTAAGTGGTCAGCGGTGTCAGCTTTAGTTTCCTGCCGACTTGCGGTGTCGGTCCGGTCTCGCTTCGGTGGGACCGGATTTTTTTTCAACCTGGTTGTTTTTCGTTTTACACTTCGCAATACGCGCGGCATACTCACTCCGAACTGAATACAGCACGGAGTAATTATCCAATGATTAGCGAAGCCGCCCTTTCAATTTCCGCCGATGAAATCCCTGCGCCCCCGCTTCCCGCTGCCAGCCCGCACGCAGATAATCCGACGTTCTTTAAAATCCTGCAGCTGTTTCAAGCGATCGATCAGGAGGTGATCGAAGCGAATCTCGATCAGCAGATCGATCTGATGAACGATGGGAAAGCCAAGGTCGACGGCCTGAAGCACGTCCTCGATCGGCTGAAGGTCATGGCCACGTATTTCGGAGGGATGAAGGACGAGTACGCAGCCAAGGAGAAAGCGATAAACACGAAAATCGAAAGCCTCCACAAATACATCATTCATTCGCTTCAGACGAATAATTTCGAGAAATTCACTGGAAATGAATTCACAGTGAAGCTAAAGAAAAACCCGGCGTCATGCAGTATCACTGGCACGAAAAAACCCACCGTCGATCACAAAATCAAGTACGACGAATTCGTTCGGACGAGTTACGAGTGGAATCTCGATGTGATCAAGGACGCGCTAAAGTCGGGCGATCCGCTCGCCCAGGAAATCGCCACACTTAAGCATGGCACCAAGGTCGAATTTTCGATAAACACAGAGTTTAAAAAATCGTCGTGAGGGTAATCCGAATGTCAGCAGCAGCAGAGACGGAAGTAAAAGGGGCGATCGTTCAGTCGGGCGGCGGCGGTAAAGCGCGGGCCATGATGAATAGCTTCATGGCCGAGTGCAGGGCCGTCGAGGCCGATATCGAACTGGCCGCGAAGGTTTACGCGATTAAGCCTGAATCGCTAGTGCACCTGAAGAACGCCTTTTTCTTCGCGGGTATCGGAAATAATTTAGTTCCCGACCATTTTCAAGGCGACGTACGTTCGCTCTACACCATGTCCACCGTCGCTGAATCTATGGCAATGCCGCTCGTCGAGGTCCTGCAGGGCGTCTATTTTATCGGTGGGCGCTACGCGTGGTATACCGAATTCATGATTAAGCGCGTGCTGTCGCTCGGCGTGTTTAAGAAACTCGTCTATAAGACCGGCGGTAAGATCGAGGACGGCACGGCGTGGGCCCAGGCGGTCGGCACTTATCCCGACGGCACCGAAGCGGTCGGCACGGCCGTCTCGCTGAAAATGGCCAAGGACGAGGGCTGGATCGATAAGAAAGGTTCGAAATGGAAAACCATGCCGGCCTATATGTTAAAAAAACGCGCTGCGACGTGGCTGATCCGCGAGTGCGCGCCTCATATATTCGGAGCGTTCTCGATGACCGAGGACGAAGCGCAGGATATCAGCGGCGGCGACGGCACGCCCGGGAACCCATACACCTTTGAAAATAAGGGGCCGCCAGCTGACGCCAGCGTCGTCATGGGCGAGATACTGGGGGAACTGGCGGACGAACAGAGGGCCAGTCAGGACGAAGTGAATAGACAGGCCATGCTCGGAAAGGTCGAGGACAGGATCTCGGCACGCATGCGTGCCGGCCAGGAACCCTCCGATATCGAGCAGCTCGTCGGCATGCCGATCGACGCGATTAACGATCTGTCGACCGAGAAACTCCTCGCGGTATGGGAAAAACTGAAATGACGCGAAGAATGGCCATTTACAAGTATCCGCTTCAGGTGATCGAAGAACAGGAAATCATGGTTCAGCCGATTTCTAAAATTATTCACGTTGAATTTGATTTCAATAATCAGCTATGCGTGTGGGCTATTGTCGCGACAGAAGAAAAACAAAAGCCAGCGACGTTCAGAATTTTCGGAACTGGACACGATTTCGACGAAGAGATCATGCATAATCTAGCGCACGCTGGCACAGTTTTTCAAGGCAGATTCGTCTGGCATGTATTCTGGAAATGGAGTTGAGCATGGAAATTTTAGGCGATGACCGAATTCATCTTACAGAAAGCGGCATGAAAGTCTGGAAGGACATGGACGGCTATGTGAAAAATCGATCTCCAGGTCCGGCCAGCGCCGGGCTGGTTATCGCATTTCTCTGCGAGGAGATTGCGCACCTACGCCGGGATATCAGTATTCTGACTGGACGTGATCATGATAAGCACGATCGCCTAAAAGCGATCGAGCAGGGCGGTTTGGGATGAAAAACATAATGGGCCGCCCGCTGTCCGACGAGGATTTCGCGCGGCAGGTGCACCGCGAGGCGCGTAAATTTCTGTTCGCCGCCATGCTTATCGGCGTGGGAATCGGGGCGCTGCTCATGGCATTATTTTCGAGCATGATAAGGGGGCTGCTATGATCCGTGATAGAGGGCACTTTGTGATTCCCTTCGATAAAACTGGAAACATTTACGCGATCGTAACGCTGCAGATATCGAATTTACTGCAGCAGCTGAATCGCCTCGAAGCTTCGGCACTGCACGACGAATCGCCTCTGCTGCAGCCGCTAGGCGAACTGCGGACCGAGATCATGCTATCGCTCGATAAATTTCAGCAATGCTATGGAGTACCAGAACATAAAATGGGAATTCCTCCAGAAATGTTCGACCAATCGAATGAGATTAAGTCAGGTATTGCGGCTGCTATGCTGCAGAGGCAGGAGGACCGGGATGAACGAAGTTAACCTTGGCCCTGGCCCGCAGGTCGTGTTCGTCGCGATCGATCCAGAAAACCCTTGGGCGCTGATCGCAGGGCCGGCGGGCCTCATGTCCTATAAAAAACACGTGGCGCTCGAGGTCATGACCGACGATAGACTGTGGCGTTCGGTCGGTGTCGTGTTTCCAGGAAACCGATATCGCCTCGCTTTCTTCGAACCATCGTCGCCAGTTTCGGAACCCGAGGAACGGCAGCGCTGGCTGCTTAACACAGATTTTTCCTGGCGTCCGCGCGTCCATAAGCCTAGCGTTCCAGCGATCGGAGTGAACACGATCCTGGAGGATCACTATCACAGATCAGATAAAGGCTATTCCATGAAGAATCGAGCAGCGCTTTTGTGTCTTGGTGGAGCGATCGGAGTCATCGTAGCCGCAATTATTAAAGCCATAATCGACGCGATATTCGGGGGCGGATCATGAAAATCACAGATCAGATACTCGACAGGCTGCTCGATATCGTCCAGTCCCAGGGGCACGGTTCCGGCGCCGTAAAAACGCTGCAGGATCTTTCAGAGGAGCAGTATCAAAAACTATCGAGCGCCACCGACCGGCTGTTTCAGGATATCACCGAGGGCGACGATAACTGGCAGTCCGAAGGAAGTTTCCTCGCAGCCATGTCGACGTCCATGATCGTTGGCATGCTGGCCGCGGCGGATAAATCCGACCTCGATATCGCCGCGGAAATCTCGGATTTCAGGCTTGAGACGACAGCCGTGGCGCTCCTCCAGGGCATGTATCAGAACCGTTTCCCGCTGGATCCTGCGCTAAAGCCGATCCTGGCCCAGGACGCGCTCGACATGGCGGCCGTGCTCCTCGATAAAGCGAAAGGAAAATCTCATGGTAACGCGAACACCGATCTGTAAATTCGATCGATGGTGGTTTCGCTGCGACGATAAAAGCCTCGCATGCTGCCGCCTCGAAACGTTCTTCGATCCGAAGGGGCGCTATTCGATCCTCGTCACCGAGCGAGCCGATAACCCGGGGCCGAGCATAACCGACTGTCATGCGATCCTACGGACTGAAGTGCATAAGTCGCTGAAGCTGGCGCGAAAGCAGCTTACCTATCTCTGGTACGAGGAGTATAACAGCGCGAGCTATTCCCCTCCGCGGGATGACCTAAGCGAGGTTTGCCGCGTCTATCTGCGTGGCGGAAAGCCCCATTGGGAATACGTGCCGGACGAGGAGTGGGACCTTATCTATCATACGCCGCGGAAACCGCCGGTCGAAATCATGATTCGTAAAGGAGGACATGCCATATGATGACACTTGAAGAATACAGCGTTCTGGTTACCAAGCGAATGAAGCGCTTGATTATTTCGAATGCCATTTATCTATTAATCGCGATTCCTGTCAGCTTTTACGGCGGAAACCATGACAGGACAGTGCTTACCCTCGCTGTCGTCCTATCAACTTTTGTAGGAGGAGCAGCAGCCAGCTGGGTGGAGTGGAGTGAAATCAGAAAGCACGTTAAGAAAAATAATGACGACGGCGACGCTATAGGAGTAAGTGCAGCATGAGAACGGCAGTGATCGCTTCAGCACTATTTTTCTCGACCACTGGTTTTTCTTCGGCGATTGGAACGCCCGATCCTACAGAATCGGGCTACATCAAACAGTTCAGAAAAATGTGCGCCGTCGACACATCGATCAAGTGCGATGATTATGCGAAAAATATCATAATGGCCTCATTCAATTTCGATCTGGAAAAACCGAAACGGGTTTTCTACGTGACTCCAGAGGTAATTGAAAAGGGTCTTAGATTTCTAAGCGATCAGGAACAAAAGAAAAACACTTCATTCGGACAGCCTGCGCCAGATCCAGTTAACGATTACATTCAGGAAATGGAATATCAGAGAAACGTGATAAGCTATTTGGAAACCGCTTGCGTTACCATGGCCGGATCCTGCCTGTTTCTGGCAACCAAGGTAAAGCTGAATGCATGGGCCGTGTTCGTTTATTCTGGCTGCGGGGCTGCACTTACAGCCTGCAAGGTCCGAGGCGACGACTCGATTAAGCGCTACGAGGAGGAAATCAAACAGATTAAAGAGATCTGTAAGGAGGGGGCTGACACGGAGACCTGCCTGAAGCGAGTCGAGAAAGGTAAAAAAGCGAAACTCTTGCCAGCCGATAACCCTCCGCCTCGGCCCGAGATCGACTTCAGCGATCCTCCTCCTGGCGAATATAACCCGGGGGGAACCGGGGGCGATGGGGGCTGGACTTCAGTGCCCGGCATGAAGGTCTGCGTCTCGAACACGATTATCATTAAGGGCGGCCCCCTTGGCGAGACTGCAGAGGAGGAGACTGTCTGCTATGATATCTAAGGCCTGATCCCAGGCCGAACCTCAAATTTTCAAGTGAAGTCGCCCCGCGGGCAGGTTTTTCTGCTCGGCGGGGTTTTTTCTGTGGTATAAAGGCTCCAACAACGTACGCCTTCATGGCATTATATATCTGCATGAAGGACAAAGGAGCTTCCTATGATGTCAATGGACGAAAATCTGGTTCTCTATCGGCAGTCGATCGGCGGCGAGTGGAAAATTTACAGAAATAGCGGGTTTTTCAACGCCAAGTGGCGACAGGTGTATGCTAGTAATGATGAAGGTAAAGCCATGGAGCGCTATAAAAAAATCTACGAGCGTCTGCGTCAGGGCGGGGTTCGACTCGTCGACAGCCAGGGACATGTCGTTCGCTCGTTCAATCCCGGCCCGATGACGCTCAGGTGGGGGGAACGCTATGCAAAACCCGCTAAAAAACTTCATCGACAGACTGCACTTTAAACGAGTGCACGCCCACTGCGAGGAAACCGCGAAGCGCGAGCGCTTCCACTTCGTATGCTGGGAAAATGGGTTCGGGCGGAGGTCGATCACGGTGCGCTGCGAAACCCTCGCAGCCGCCGACCGTCAGGCCTTTCGCTTGACCTGGTTCTATCGCCATATTTGGCATAATTGGAAAAACCATCGAATCTCGACAGACGAAATGCTAGAACGGCTGAAACGATTAGAGGAGCAGCTGAAACATGCATTCTGGCCGTAAACCGTTTCGTCTCGGCGTTCAGATACCCGCGCAGGACGGCACTTCGTTCTATCGCGGCACCGGCCCACTCTTTAGACTTCAAAAGGAGCTGGGCGACGATATCAGAATCGAAATGAGTAACGCGATCACATGGGCCTACTTCGCTGGAATAGACGGTCTGTTCATGCAGCGCCCCTTCACAGCTGATCACGTCCGGATCATGAAAATGGCCAAGGCCAATGGCTGCCCGGTCTGGCTGGATTATGACGATGACCTGTTTTCAGTTCCCATGCAGAATCCGACTTTCTCAACCTACTCGAGAAAGGACGTTCAGAACAATATTGTCCACCTCCTTATGCAGGCCGACATGGTCTCGGTGTCGACGCCCTATCTCCTAAAGCGCCTGCAGGATATCGTCGAGACCGTCTTTAAGCAAAAGAAAGGCGACGAGGTTCCCGAGGAGGACCGGCTGAAGCTGGATCCAGATAAATTCGTACTCGTTCCGAACGCCTATGACGAAAAACTCTTTAACCTTTCCTTTCGGACCTGGAAAAAACCGGCCCCCGATCCGCTGAAGCTGCTCCTCTGGAGGGGTTCGGCGACGCATGACTCGGACCTTTCCGCTTTTACTACACCCATGGCCAACGCTTTCCAGCGTGCCGGCCATGACTGGACCTTTAATTTTGTGGGAAAGCCATGGTGGGGGACGCTTCAGTATCTCAGAGACCGCGGAATCGAATCGGACCGAATCCAGGTCACGGACGCCCTCGATGTGATCGAATACATGCATTACCTTTCAGCCGTCCGCCCCCATGTTATGCAGGTCCCGCTGCTCGACGATACTTTTAATCGAAGCAAATCAAACATAGCCTGGATCGAGGCCTGCCACGCAGGGGCGATCTGTCTTGCGCCCGACTGGGATGAATGGAAGCGGCCGGGTATCGTGAACTATAAGAACGGCGAAGACTATTATAATAAGCTGTTTCACATTCTATCGGGAAATATCGGCCGCGAGGCGCTCCTTATGGAATCTCGAAATTTCATCGCCGAGAACCTGACGCTATCGAATATCAACCGCAGACGCGCCCAGATTATCGAGCGCCTGGCGAGGATCGATCCATGGGCGTAGAGGATAAGGAATACCGAACGGGAACGCTCGACATGCTGAGTGAACACCCGACCTATCATGCTGTCCGCCTCTATCAATCGGCCTGCGGCCTTTCCCCTGGCCGTCGCCAGACGCGCTGGCTGTTCTCAGAGACTTCGGAAATCAACTGTAAGCGCTGCTTAAAAAAACTCGAAAATAAGGCATGGAGGAAATACACTAACCCTTTGTCGCGAAATAGCTACGAAAGGAGAGTGTAGGTATGATCCGCCTTATTTTCACGTTTCTGTTTAGTCTCGTCTTTACACTGCCGGCAGCCGCTGGCCTCCAAAATCAGCAGCTCCAGCAGACCGTCCAGAGCGCACTGTCGGCGAAATATCCTGGAGGAACGACCGACCTTCGCCTCTGCACGTACGGCGAGTGCACGATTACGACGCTCGGCACGCTGCCCCAGGACGCCCTTCGCGTCGGCGGCGATCTGGACGATTCCCTCGAGGTCGCGGCCGTGCTGAAAGCGATTTTCGAGAACGCTGGAATGCTGCTCGAACCCCAGTCGCGTGTCAGCGTCAACCTTCGGCGCGTCAAGCATAACTGTATGGGACCGGTCGGCCTTTTGCCAGACGATGACGACGACGAGGGGCCTGGCTGCACGGAACGGAAAACCATCGAAGCCGACATTACGATCGGCGGCGGCGGCCAGACCGGGGTATGCTCGCAGTAGAAAATCCAAAACGAAGGGGGGAAGTCATGGGACTGGAGATAGGCATGTTCGATAACGGCGGCCTCAAAGCCCGCATTACGCAGCGCCGTACGCCCGCGATCGTGCGCGGCGAGGACGCCTACATAGTGGTCCAGGTTTACTGGGCCGGCACCGACAGGCCTTATCCGTTCGCAGCCATGTCCGAGCCCCCTTCGGCTTATTTCCCTCCAGCGACCGGGACCGCGCCCGTGCTCGTCCTTGGTGTCGGTTCGGATCGCCCCGACCAGGCTGGCGCCATAATATTCGAAATCACGCGGATCGACACGCTAGCGATGAAAGCGACCGACAGTTCGAACCTCCAGATCCAGTTCGAGGACAGCCTCGGCTTGACCACGATCCTTATGGAGGAAGCCATCTCCATAGTCGAACCTTATTATTGAAAGCGACTTGGTAAGCTGATAAATTAGGTGTATCACGCAGCGTAAAACAGCTGCGCGAGCGCCATAAGGGGAGGACTATTGAAAATGCAATTTGACGTTGGTCTGTCAACGGTGCATGACGCACTGGACGAAGCGACTCAGCTTACACGCGCCAGCGAAGCGCTGCACGCCGCCGCCAAGAAAAACATGAATATCCGATTTCATCCCAAAAAACTTGAGCTCATCCAAACTATCTGCAGAACCAAGGGCGTGACCGTCTCGGATTTCATCCGGGCCTGCGGCGACGCGCTGATCCGTGATTTCATCTCGCCGACTGAATTCGAATCGCTTCAGCGGGAATGCGTCGACCTTCGCCAGCTGTCAGCGGCCCAGGGCTAAGCGAATGAGTGACGAGGAAAAACCAAAGCGCCACCTGCACTCCGTCGGCAGCGGTTCCCAGGGCCAGGAAAACCAGCCTATAAAGCGGTTTCCGAAGGAGCAGGAAAAAATCCTCTACATGAAGTCGAATCATATCGAGTGGACGCCGTTCGCCAAGTCGATGGGCCTCAATCCGCGGATCGAAAAACCCCATGATGAATTCAGGGACTGGGCCACCGAGAAACGGCTGATCATAGCCCGCGAGCAGTCCGAGGAGGTCGGCGAAAGTCTCTTTAAACACCGTGCCAGCTGGCACGCCGACGTCCTGAAAACGCTGCGGGAATACCCGGAAACAGCTGACGCGGTCATGGCCATTTTAAAGAAACGGACGAACGACATTATCCAGACCATCGGCGACGATAATAAACGCCGTGTCGAGTACGCGAACCAGGGAAAACTCGAGGACTTCGTTCCCGCGTTCAGTAAGATTAAAACCTCCGAGCTGACCTCGCTCGCCGTCGGAATGAAAGTCACGACCGAGTTTAAGCATAAGGCCCTCATGCTCGATAATTGGTCGGTCAAGGACGCCGAACTGTTCACAGATCCGAAGCAGTTCGAGACGGAAACGGCAGAGGATCAGGGCTGGAAACTCGAAGTCCTTGGCCAATCGGGGCCCATGGACGCCATGGCGCTAAGGGATATCATGGCTGGGTTCTACGATAATAAACCTGTCGACGGGACTGTGATCGACGTTGAATCGCCATTGGAGACAACATGAGGCTTCATGAAGCACTGTCAATTTCATTTCTTGCGCAGCGAAAATGGGCTGTAAAAAAATATGCGCTTGGAATGGATGGGAAAGCATACATATTGGATGAAAATGGAATATGGAAAATTTGGCTGAATCATCCATTGAATGGCGCAATATTGAGCGTGGATGGAAACTGTCCGATAAAAGTTGAACAGGCTATTGCTGATGATTGGATTCCTGTAGAAAATCCTGTTCTACAGGCTATTGCTGATGATGAAAATTCAGTTATGGAACTGGGATAGACATGCCTACCGTCGCCCTAACCCCGTGGCAGACGGCAGCAGTCCTGAATCCCTTCACTCACTTTTGTTTCTTCGGCGGCGTCGGCCTTGGGAAAACCATGGCCGAGGCGATATTCGCGATTTTCCACTTTCTGAACTATCCGAAGCTGACAGGACTGATCGGAGCGAACAGCCACGATCAGCTGTCGGGCGTTACGCTTAAAGCGCTGTTTTACTGGATGACCGAGTACGGTCTCGAATTCGTCATCGATCGCATGCCGCCACCTGCATGGACGAAGGAGCGGAAATTCAAGTCCTATCTAAATATCCTGACGGTCCGGAACCCTCGCACGGGAAACGTGTCGTATGCTTTCATCCGTGTCCTTTCCGATCCAGACGCCCTCCGCGGTCTCGAGTTTTCATGGTATGTCATGGACGAATCCAGGGACACGCCCGAAGAAACGTTCGACGTGATCCTCGGCCGACTCCGCGAATCCAAATACATCAAGGGATTGGTGGGAACGACCACAAACGGCGAGGACTGGGTTTATAACACGTTCTTCAAAGCAGCTAAGCCGGGCGATCTCCTTTACGGCAGCATGCACGTACGAACGATCGAGATCGTTAAAATCGGCATTCAGACAATGGACTGGTATAACGGCATGGCCCGCCGCTATAGCCCCCTGAAAGCTGCTCAGGAACTGGACGCCGAGCACGTGAACGTCCTTGGAGGACGGGCCTATTACGCCGCGAGTGCGAAGAATAAGCGTTCCCGCGCTCCGTGGGGCGATGAATATCCGAATCGAGATCGGCCGCTCGTCGTCGGCTGCGATTTCAATTTCTCGCCGGCACCGTGTATCTGGATGGTGGGGCAGGTCGGCCCCGATCTCTACGGGCCTAATGGCGAGTATTACGGCGACATGATTCACTGGTTCGCCGAGATCTCTGAATCAGAAATTTCCACCGAATCGATGACCATCATTCTGATTACACGCTTTCCAGGATTTTTTTACCGAATATTTGGCGACTGCTCCGGAGGTGTCGGCACGACGAGCAACGCTGGAATCACTGATTACGATCAGATAGCGATGGTCATGAATAAAAACAACTGTGGAAACTCTATCGACTATTTCGATTCGGACGACGGCCAGAATCCGCGAGTGAAAAAACGCGTCGAGAACATGAACAGGCTACTCTGCAACGCCCTTGGCGAAGTCCATCAAACCTATAACCCTGACACCTGCCCCCACTTCGATGACGACATGAAGTATGTCGGCTGGAAACCGACGACCGGCCAAAGCGGGCGCGGAAAGCTGTCCGATGGTGGAAACGTCCAGCGAACGCATGCCTCGGACGGCGGCGGCTACGCATGCTTTAAGCTATTCCCGCCCATTTCAGAATTTGTGCGGGATGACGCCCATAACGTTTCTTCACAGATCCGCTCCGAGTATGGTTTACTGCGAGGATAACCCGATTAGGAGTAAGCGCCATGCCCGAGGGAATGAAGCCAATCATGCCCGTAGTTCCTGCCAAGCTTGATCCGATTAACGACGATAATCTGCTCGCGAAAAAATCCGAGATCGAAACACAAAGTCAGAACGAGCAGATCCAGCTCGGAACGCCGATTCCAGCGCTCTACAATCAATTCTATAAATTCATCCAGAACCCGAGCACGGTGTCGGTCGACACGTTTAAACGGATGGTCGACACCGACGAGACCGTCGGCGCGGGCGTCGATTTCCTTCAGATCTGCCTCGCTGCGCGGATCGGGCCGTATGTCCATAAGAGTAAGGAGGTCACCGAATTCGTCAACAAAGCCCTGGCCGAACTGGAGGGCGGGTTCTACTCGAACCTCAGAAACACGCTCGAAGCTGCGTGGGCGGGGTTCGCAGTTCAGGAGATGGTCTGGGCGAATACCGATCTCGGTTACATCGCGAAAAAAATGCCGCCCCTGCCCCAGTCCAGTATCCTGTTCGAAGCGGAGCGCACGGGGGAACTGACTTGGGACGGCATTCTGCAGTATCAGCGGAACTATTATCCCGGCGGAATATCCTACGGCCAGACGCCTTACCTTGGGTTTTCGATCGGAGCGGCATGGCCTGGTTACCCCGATCCTTGGGCGAAATACGGTGACATGCCCTGGCCCGTCCGAACCGGCAACACCTACAGCTATATGTCCGTCCGGATTCCGCGGCAAAAATGCATACACTTCGCCTTTCAAGGTCCAGGCCAGAATGCGAACCCTTATGGCCGCTCGCTCCTGCGCCGCGTCTATAAGTGGTGGGTTACCAAGGACGCCTACATTCGCATGCTGTCGGTCGCCCTCGATCGCAAGGGCACGCCTCTGACGGTCGTATTCGCCGATGGGAATGCCACGGTCCAGGATCAGTCTCAGGGCGTTCATAAGGGAAACGAAGGACGCGGCAACGTCATGAAGGGAATCAGCGCAGCCCAGGCCGTCGCCAAGGCTTTTGCGAACGTCCATAACGATAGCGTGATCACGCTTCCGGGCCGAAAGGATACCGTCTATTCGCTCCAGGAACTGGGCCGGGGCAGTAACGCCGACGATTTCCTGGCGGCGATCGATAAGTGTAATCAGGGAATCCTCCGGGGACTTTTGATTCCCAGCCTCGTCTTTAATAACGGCGATGGCGCAGGATCCTTCGCCCTTGGCCAGGAGCACGCGCGCACATGGGATAAAATCCTCGACGGGATGAACGCAGGAGTCACCGACGTTTGGCTGCAGTCCTATATTTTCCAGCTCCTGATGTATAACTTTCCGGAAAGTGCCTGGCGCCAGGACGGAGTTGGGATTTTTTCCAAACAGGAGCTAAGTCAGGACGAGCGCGATAAGGAAATGGGCATTATCGAGAAAGCCGTGAACACCGGCGCGATCGATCATACCGACCTTTCCGACCTGAATCAGACGCGGGATAAACTCGGCTACGCCCCTCGCACCAAACCAATCATTGACGAGCGTGACGAAGGGGTGGCAGGAGAATATAAAGATGACGAAAATCCTCAAGACAAAGGCAGTAGTGAAGGGGACGATGAAAAGCCCTGATTCATGATAAACTTGGACGTAAAGCTGTCTTGCTTTCATCATCCAACTTTTCAACAGGGACTTTCTTAGGAACCTCAGAAGTCTCGCGCACGCCGCCTAAATATTGGTGGCGTGCGATTTTATTTTTGAGGGTATGCGCGTGAGAACTGGAGGAGATGGTTGTGATCAGGAGCGCGGCCGATGACCTTGGGCCTATCGACCATTACATCTATAGCCCGAGGCCTACACGCCCCCAACCACAGAGACATGCTAAACCATCATAGCGGTTAAATCCAGCGAAAACAGGCGCTCCGTTTACGACCGCGAGCGCCCCTAAAGAGATTCGAGGCATGGAAAACACCTAGGGTTTCTGATAGTCCTCGCGCCGAAAGTGCTTCAGCCATAGCGTGGACCAGTGGTCAACCTTCAGCGGCAGCGAGCAGCCGAGCGCCGAGGCCCTTGGCCGTTTATCGTTCCAGCAGACGCGCTCGATGAAGCTTACCCTGGCCTTATTTGGCTTTGTGGAGTCGAATATCATTTTAGCCCACTGGAGCGTAGAGACAGAACCCCAGGGGGCTGCGTGGTGGAAAGTCTCGCCCTCCTCCGAGAACAGGCCCTCCGACAGGCACTTGACGAGCACCTCGGCCAGCCAATCGCTCGGCGTCGGCGTTATTTCGTTACTCGGAAATATGAGGGGCTGATCGGGCCAGGCGGTCGACAGCAGCCGACCGGGAAAGGTGTCGAGCGGCCGGTGGGTTCCGTAAATTTCCGACACGCGCACGACCGCGGTCCGTGGGCGACGCCTCGACATAATGATTCCCTCGAGCTGGCCCTTATATTTTGCGAACACGGTGCGTGCAGGACTATTGTTGCGCTTTCTCGGATCTTCGGGATAGGATGAATCTACACAATCCGCACTCGAAAAAAAGGCCAGGCTGGTACTTGGGGAAACCTGGTCGAGTAATTCGAGGGGCATTTCTACCGATAAGCGCCTCGACAACTCCTCGTCGAGGTTTCTTTTATAGCCTCCTCCGATACACCACCACAGAAAATCCGGCGGATCCTGGCGAAGGTGCCTAAGAAATTGTGGGAAAATTTCCAAAATTTTTCGGTCATACATCGAAGGGTTTTTATCGCTTAGGGAAATTGCGAGGGAAGCGCCGAGGTTTCCAGCGCCGATAATCACGTGCTTTGTCATTTGGTGGCTTCCACGATCAGATCGTTTCGGTAAGGCCTTACCTCGAGGTTCTGAAGGTCCAGGTGCCGGCTTTTGTGCCAATCCCGTTCGATGACCTCCGCGAATCCAACGCTGTATAAGACATTCACTAGTTCATCGATATCATATAAAAACTCATGGCCCCAAAGCCGGAATGCTTCGTTCAGCATGCGTGCCGGCGTTTCGGGTTCCCAGGTTCCGCGGAACCGATCCAGTTTTTTCATGCGATAGTCATTTACCAGACTTTTAAGGCTTGGCGTCGACACGCGAAGCACGCCCCCAGGTTTCAGGCAGCGGTAACAGTCGGCCAGGAAAAAAACCCCTTCCCTCTGTTTCAGGTGCTCGATAAGGTGTTCGGTAAAGATGACGTCGACAGTCCCGGTCTCCTCCTGGATTCCCTGCCGAAGGTCCCACTGAATGCCGCCAGGGCCCGGCATTAAGTCTACATTTTTAAAATTTTGTAAAATATGAGGTCCACAACCAAGGTGTAGTTTGATAATGTTCGCCATAACACAAGCCTCCGTTCCTACAGGTTATAAAGCGTGCTTGCAATGCGCAGCGTAAAACAAGCCAGCGATGACGTCCATGATTTTTGGGCGCGGCTTTCCCTTTTACTTGGCCCCGATACCCTCCGGAAAGTCCGGCTGTCAGCCGCCGACGTGAATAAACTCGACTCAAAATGGAAATCGCGGTTCGAGCGGGAAATGGAACGGATGACCCAAAGTATCCTCGAGAACGCGGCCGAGACGGGCCGTCTCAAGTTTTCGGACGTTGATTTTCAGGATCTCGTCATGCGGCATAGCCTCGACGTTATGCAGATCGCCCTCGATCACTCGGTCGACTATCAGCCCCGCGTCCCTGGCCCAAGCCAGCTGTCGTCGGGCAGCCCGCCCCGCGCAGGAGTGCCGAAAAACTTCGCTGAACTGAGACAAATGTGGGACTACTTTCGGAAAAAAAACTACATCCCGCCCCGTCAGCGTGCGCTGGCCAAGCGGATTCACGATGAATACCTCAGGCGCGTGCAGGAATACTGGGTTCGCTACGGCGAGCAGTTCCGGAAAGGCACGACCGGCGAGCGAAAGCAGGCTGTCTCTGAAATCATGAAAGGCGCCGACGTCGCCTACACGCGTGCGAAAATGATCGTCGAGACCGAGACCACGTACTATTACAACAAAACCCGGGTAAACGTTTACGATCAGTCGGACGACGTCACGCACTATCTGTTCATGGCTATAAGAGACCATCGGACGACAGATTGGTGCAAAACCCGTCACGGCTTGGTATACAGCAAAACCGATCCGCTGTTTCAGCGCGAGCAGCCGCCATGTCATTGGAACTGCAGGAGCGAAGTGCTGCCGCTGACTTCGCAAAACCCTCGCCACCGTGCGCTGATCGAGGATCGTTCGCGCTGGCGACGTAACAACAGCCCGGCCCCGCTTCCCGAGGAGTGGACAGGGCGCTAGAAAGGACACCGTATGCTGGTTCGACTATCCAACTCCGGGGCGATCGACCTGTTCGATTATAAGGCGGGCGAGGTCATCCCTGATTTCATCGACCGGCGTGCACGCTTTGTCTACGAGGGCGACTTCGAATCCGCCGACGGTCCGGTCAAGGTTACGGCCGATCACCTGACGAAACTCGCCCAGGCCTATAACAGCCGTTGGGGGA